CCGGACCAAAATCGAAACTATTTAAGTCTGGCCCTCTGTTTCCAGAAACGTCTCCTGGCTCTGCGGCAATGGTTTCTGCATCAATCTGGCGGATGGAATCTTTCATACTGTCGATATACTGTTTCATTGCAGCTTTTTCAGCTGGGGCAAGGTCGGCAGCTTTGGCAAAAGTAGCCTTAGAAAATACAGTTCCGGCAGCGTTCTTGTCTTTTTCCAGTTTGATTGAGGTTACAACGCCATAGTAATGTTTAAGCCGATTTGTAAGCCGCTTAATGTAATCTTTTAGGTTGCTATGGCTGGTAGCTGGCAGGTCAATAAACACCGGGAACACTTCGCCTTCGCGAAGAATATGGATTCTAATTTTGTCGGAGCAATCTTTCCCTCGGCCACCGCGACGATCGCTCCCCCATGCTCCATACTTACAATTTGAACACTGCTGCCCTGCAGGGATCCCTTTCTCTGGGCACCCAGTCCCGGTAACGCAGTTTGCACTGTAGCAATCCGGCCTTTTGTCATCATCGTCTGTTTTTTCTTCGAACGACTTTTCCCACCAAGCCTTGAACGGGAAATGGTCGATAATAACTCCACGGATCTCCTGTACCGGAACTGCTGCCCCGGACTCGTCTGCCACCTCAAAAGTAAGTCCTCCACCAGCCGGCATCCGGATTTTGTCGAACTTAAGCTTACCAAAGCCGGCCAGGTTTTCCTGGATGACCGAGAGAGCTTCTTCTTTTTGAGTAAGAATTGGCAGGTCAATGGTTGGAGTTAAAATTGTGTTAGCTACTGCATTAGTATTAGGTGTTGTTGGTTGCGCGGATTGAGTGAAATCCAACGCTCCAGTTCCTTCAACTTTGTTTTCCATAAATCTTTACCTCCTCATTTCTAATAGGCTTGAGCCTTTTTGAACCCTGTAATGCTTTGCCCTTGCTGCCCTAGCTGCCCATCTGGCTCCATGACGTTGCTTAATAATACATTAGCGACAAGAGCAACCTCCGCTCCAATTAACTGGGATACATATTGGGCTGCTTTGAACTCGTTGTAAAGTCCATCCAATTCATCCTGAGCAGCATTTACCGTCATTTCTGACTCTTTAGCCTCCTTGGCTATTTGCTGATACTCTACGTCAGTCGCAAGTCGACGGAGTTTTTCTGTATTCCTTGCAGTATCGTTTGAAAAAGCAGGCTTTCCAGTATTCGGATTGGTTTCGGAAACAACTTCACTCATAATCATCGCTTCTTTTAAAGCTCTGACCTGCTCCTTCTCGGTACTAATCTCTCGAAGTTGACGGATTTTTTGTTTCTGTTCTTCCATCTTGCCGGGAAGTGAGAGAAGCTTATATTTAAGTTCGGCCGCCCCCAATTCGTTCAGGATCTCTCTAGACCTATTCATTCGGACCCTCCTTTCTTAATTTTTAATTTTCGGGCTAATATGGAACTGTCGGAGCCTGACCCTGGCGCAACCTGCCTATTCAGATATTGCCACGTCCGGGGAATCGCCGGGTTATAGCTGTATACTTTGGCGCCTTATGGACAACCCGGAGGACTAGCTTTTTTCATGCCCCGCCGACAGTGTGTGCTTTGGAGCCGGGGGCAGGATTTGAACCTGCAGTGTGTGGATCTTACCGCACTATTAAATTTACGTACTACACGTTATGCGTCTACATTCCGCCACCCCGGCATTTAATTTTATTGAGACTTTTCCTTTTTTGTTTTTGGTGCCGGGAGAAACTGCGTTGTTACATCTGTTCCGTTGCCGACTATTACGGTACGTTGTTCCCTCTTTGTTTCCCCCAGTAGTTAACCCCACCGCCGTCAAGCTTGGCTTTTATATTCCGGTCTCAGCCACCGGTTATTTGATACCAGCTTCAAAAGCTATATCACCGGTATCGAAAATGTTATATGTCACGAGCGGCAGAGTTATAGTTTTTTGCGTGGCTTCTAATTTAAGTCCAACAAAGTCTTTAACGTTTTTTCAAGCTTCCAATTATTGTCTAGATTGACTTGTGCTCTTGTGGTTGTGTTTTTCGCAAGTTCACCACACACGGCGATTATGCTTTTCTTTAATTCCTCAAGCATAGCTGGCTTTGCTTCGTTTAAGAGCGCCTTAATATCATCAACCATTTCGTTCTCAAAAAAATCTGATACTATTTTTGAGATTTGGTCGCGGGCATTATAGTTTAAAGAATCTACCACGCGTTTTTGAAGTTCTTCACTCACTTTTGCTTTTATCTCGTCGCTGTTTTCACGCAGTATTTGAGCAATTCCTTCTTGAAAATCAGACATAATCCTTAACCTCCTTGTTTTTTATTGTTTTTTTATGTGCGCTTCATTGGGCAATCTTTTTTGGACCACCGGCACCCTCCACGCTGATTCCTCTCCCCTACACAACATAGGGGCGGGCCGGTTAAGCAGTAACCTGATCGGCCGACTGAGATTGGTTACAGTATTTTTCATATTCTTGTTCGGTCAGAACGCCACAGATTTGGACGTTGCCGATTTTGGTTGAGACCTCATAGTTGAAGCCCCTTTGTTCGTGCCATGAAAGTTTCCGGAACGAGACTTCTTCAAACGAGAACAATTTTGGGAATTCCCTGCCAGATATATGTAATTCATGGGTCTCGCTGTAATTACTACACGAAAAACGAATGACACCTGGTATACACATTAACGCTCTAGTTTTTTCTTCAATTTCAGCCAGAATGTTGGCCAATTGTTCTTTGTTTTGTTCTTTACTAGTCTTGTTCCCCACCGCCAAAACCTCCCTAATTAACTTAGTAATTTTCGGTATGTACCAATCAAACAAAACATGGTACAATACCATTGCAAAACAAAATACTTTACCGTTTGGCCGCGCAAGCGGCTCTTTTTTTATCTCCCGCTATTTCTTTTTCCTCAATTAACCGGTCTAGATATGCATTTAGCACTTCAACATCACGCTGAACCTTATCGACTTTCCTGGCATACTCCAGAAACAGCCTCCATTCTTCAGGTGTTAAATCATCTTTTGTTTCCTTGTAAACTGGTAGTTGGTTGGCAATGGTGTGAAGTTCCAGTAACTGCATTGAGAGTCTAGGGATTGCTTTTTCAAGGTTGTAATTAATCGGAACCATTTTTGTTTTACGTCCGATAATGCAACCTTGCCGACAAAAACTTTTATGTAAGGGTTTTTCGTAAAGATTTTCTAGCGCCATAACCAGCTCCGGTTCTGGTGTGATCCGCCAGTTTTCAATAGCAGATAACTTATTGATAGGGATAAAAAGTTTTTCCACGACATCTTCCTGAGATAAACCGGATTTTAACCTTGCTCGGGCGTAAACATTGTCCCAGTTTCCTCGGGGTAAAGGTTTTCTGACTTTTTTTCTTGATGTTTTCACATTGGCACCTCCTCTCTTAAAACCTTAGCCCTGTGTGAATAGGTTTTATGAGGCCGTTTCTCCAGGATCGTTGAGAAAATACAATTCAAAATACACATAAGTTAGCCATGGAGTATTATAGATTTTTGCCATATCTCTAATGATCCTGGGAGGAGTTTCTGTTTTGCCTCGTTCATATTTTGACAAGGTAGAATATGTGTTCCCCAACTCCCAAGCGGCCGCTTCCATAGTCATGCCAGCTACGTTCCTCGCGTATCTTATAGCTTCATTCACGCTACGGAAACTTCGCTTCGGACCATTTTTCTTCTGCTTTATCTGTTTCATTGGTTCGTTTCACCTCCCATCCTTGAAACTAAGCATATGGTGTAAAGTACATAGCGCAAACTATATAGCGTAAATAGGTATGGAATTGCTAAGTTTAATGTTTTATATTGGTATTAAGAAATAAATTTTGCTTAAAATGAACTTTAAAAATTGAATAAATTTAAGCCTCAACGCTCCGTGAAATTCTCACAAAATCCTCAAAAGGGATACCTCATCCCGCTGAACCTAAAAACTTCTACTCACTCGCCACTCACTTTTCGCTGTAGGTCCGGGATAATCTTATCTCGGACCATTTTTTATCTTCGAGATTAGGCGGGATTAGGTATGAGACCATCCTCAATCATGATTTTCAAAATAGCTTCACAATAAGGTTTCCAACTAACATCTTCATCCAAAACCCCAATTATCTCTGGTTCGCCTATTGGCTGAAGAGATGTTCCTTCTCTTTGAAAAGTAACTTCAACAAGCTGAACCATGTTGTTTCCTCCATTTCCCTGTAGATGTTTAGTTGCCTGACAAGTTATAATAAAAATAATTAAACGATTTGTTTAGTTGCCTTGAAAAAAAAGAGACACAGGCACCTCAAAGACAGCTGCAATCTCTTCAAGACGTGCAACTGTAATGTCTGTGTGATCGTTTTCTATTTTGCTATACATGGCACGAGAAAGCCCAAGCTTCCCTGCCACATAATACGCTTTCAAGCCCTTAAATTCTCTGATTTTTTTAATTTTTTGCCCATAAGAAAGGGTGTTGTTGTCAAAAATATTTCCAGAAATAGATTTCATTGGTTAGTGTCACCTCCCAAACTAAATAAACAAAGTGTTTATTGCGTACTAATTATATACTCAACAGAACGTTTATGTCAAGTAATTTTTAAACTTTTTGTTGAGAAATACTCAACAGCCTGCTTAATTATGTTATACTTTTCTCGGAAAGGTGGTTTCTCATGAATGAATTAAATAATAATAAACTGTTTCCGCAACGCTTAAAAATGGCTCGTGAAGAAAAAGAATGGACACAAGAATATTTAGCAAAAATGGTTAAAGTCACCAGTCAAGCTATTTCCGGATATGAGCGTGGCTGTAGGGAACCGGATTTCGAAATATTGTCAAGATTAGCTCAATCTCTAAATGTATCTAAAGCGTACCTTTTAGGGGAAACCACAAAAAAACATCCTTACAAAACAGATGACACAAAATATAGTCAAGAAATTATTGCCGCTCACAAGACAAAAGACCTTCTTACAGACCTCCCTCCAAAAGCTCGCGAAAGTGTCGAAGAATTCATTGTTTATCTGCGAAAAAAATATAATTTGGATGACTAGAGAGAGGAGGAGGATTTGATAGTTTAAACGAACCTGCTATGCCGCTTCCCAGTTAAGCTATGTAGCAGGTTTATTTTTACCTATCTATTTATCTGTTTACTTCTATAATATTCGACATAAAAAGGAAAGAAGGGGTCTAATGCCAGCTGAGATGATCAAGCTTGCTGAAGATAACAGAGTAGGCATTGAGTATTGGAACTTTGAACCTCCAGTAGAAGCTATTTATTATTCAGTCCCTGGAAAACGCTCAATCATTGGACTGTCTTATACATTATTGCGTAATAGCGCCCACCTTAGGACAGTGTTTGCTGAAGAACTTGGGCACCATTTCACTACTGTAGGGCAAAATGTTCTAAAAACCTTTTTTCATTATACGGATAAACTCTTGTATTCTAAAGAAGAATATCGCGCCATGAAATGGGCAGCCAACTATCTTATGCCGGAAACTAAAATTGAGCATGCTATAAAAAAGGGATTAACGGAAACATGGCAATTAAAAGATTATTTTTGTGTTGATGAGGAAATAGTTACATTCAGATTAAGAATGCTCAAAAAAGAAAGGAGAATTTGAGATGAAGAAACGGCTTGCCTTGGTTTTATTTATAGCAACATTTCTTTTGTGTAGAATTGCAATGGCTACAGATTATTTGGAAATTAAAGGAGACTACAAAACTCTTTGTCTGGGAGACACAAAAGAAATAGTACTGGAAAAAGTAAAACACCTTGATTATACTGGGGAAATCAACAAGTCAAATGATTTCCCGGCTAGTTATTTTACCGTTAAAGGAGTTTTTGAAGATATTCGTGAAACAAACGTCTCTCTGCAATATTATCAAGACAGGTTGTATGAAATAAAACTTTGGAGTCGTTATTATTCCGCTTTAGATGTAGATGGGGCCATTAAACACATACTTTTAAAGCGAATAAAACCATTATTTATTGAGCTCTATGGGGAACCAGTTAAGGAATATAAGTATCCGGATTTTACGAAAGTTTTGAAGCAAGACCAACCAATTGTTGTCTGGAATTCAGGAGAGAAAATCATTACTCTCCTGGTAGAAAAATACCAGAGCCAATATGGGCCAGTTATCCTGATTCAAGACAAAGCTTTATTAATGTTAAAAGAAAAAACGGAACAACAAGCATTTCAGGAAACGCAAAAACAAATAAAAGGTGATTTTTAAGGAGAGTGGTTTTAAGTGATAACCGCCACTGCTTATGCTTATACAGCATCACGAGAAAGGGCCGACCAAAATATTTACAGACAACTCCAAGCTATATATAGTTTTGCGGAAAAACAAAAAGTGAAAATTATAGAAGAATTTCACGATGTTGGAACGCGAGTAGGATTTTCTAAAATGGTTGGAATTATTAACTCCGGCGAATTGGCCCCTAATTTTATTTATGTTTACGATTACAGTCGGTTATCCCGGGACTTTTGTTGTCTGTCATATCTTCAACGCGATTTTGAACAGAGAGGAATCAAGATTCTTCCCGTTTTGCAGTTTAAAAAACCAAAATACAATTTACTGAAATAAATTAAAGGGGGTTAAATTGTTTAAATGAAACAAGAAACACAACGCCTAACAGCCGTAGCTTATGCCCGGTTTTCTCGTGATACTCAGAAAGAAGAATCAATCACTGCTCAATTTAGAGCGATTAAAGAATATGCAAAAGAAAAGAATATTGATATAGTTAAAACTTATCAAGATGATGCCAAATCAGCTTCTGTTTTCGCCACTGAAGAACGTCCAGAGTTTGAAAGAATGTTAAGTGAACTTGTTTCTAAAAAAGTGAAAGCGGATTTAGTTCTTTTTCACAAACTAGATCGCTTTGGACGAAACGATTACGATATTGCACGATTTAAATATAACATGCGTAAATTAGGGATTAAAATTATTTATGTCGGACAGCAAATCCCTGATGGGCCAGAAGGGATCATATTAGAAAAACTTTTAATCGGCTGGGCTGAATATTATTCCACTAACCTTTCTCAAGAAATTAGAAAAGGGATGAAAGAAAACGCCATAGAAGGAAAACATCGAGGCGGAACTCCTCCTCTTGGTTACGATGTTACAGAAAACGGGGATTACGTTATTAATGAGAAAGAAGCTGAAGCTGTAAAACTAATTTTCCGAATGGTCGCTGACGGAGAGGGCTACACTACAATTATTAGAACTTTAAACTCTCGCGGGTTTAAGACCAAAAGGGGACAAACCTTTGGCAAAAACAGCATTCATGATATTCTTAAAAACGAAAAATATAACGGGACCTATGTAGCCGGCAAGTATTCCGCAGCATCTACCAATGGGAAAGTTATAAAGAAACCGAACGCCATACCTGCTATAATTAATATGGAAACTTGGAACAAAGTACTGGAAATTATGAAGAAAAGGAAACACATTGCTCGAAGGGTACGCAAAGAAACTGGATTAATTTATCTCCTAACTGGAAAAGCCTTTTGCGGCAAGTGTGGAGGGGCCTATACAGGGAACAGCCGAGTTGGTGGCAGAAATAAAAAAAGTAGATATAATCTGTACAATTGTACTAAGAAAAATCAAAAAAAGACTTGTGATAATAAAGATATTAAAAAAGAATATTTGGAAAACCATGTTCTAGATGCTATTGAAAACATGTTTACTGGGAATGTATCTACACTTGCTGATAGGGTTATAAAATCTTATGAAGAGTGCAATGTTTCACTCAATCAAGAAACGCAACAAATCAAAGAAACCATTGTTAAAATCGCTCCCAAGATAGACAGGCTTTTTAATGCTGTAGAATCAGGGAAAATAGATGCAGGTATAGCGGGGCCACGTTTGAATATGCTGGCTAAAGAGAAGCAACAATTAGAGGATAGGTTGTTAGAAATTAAATCTAGCCGCTCAGCACCTCTTAATAAAAAGACCATAACCAAATTCTTAGAAGAAAACCAACAATTGCTAGCAAATCGCGCGGACCAAAATTCTTGCAGGAAAATAGTTGATTTATACGTGGACAAGGTAATACTCTACCCAGAGAAAATTAAAGTTATTTTTAAAATCCCGTTCAAACTCAATAGAGGCAACAAAAAACGCCAGAACAAAAATGTTCTGGCGGACGTGGATAAGGATGGTGGACCTGGAGGGATTCTAACGTTATCCACGACCACGACAAGAGAAGAAGTAAAACGCAGAGCTAAAATGGCTATTAATGAAATTAGATGAATGGTTGTGGCAATACAAAAAGAGGATGGCAAAAACTGCTATCCTCTTTTTGTTCTTACTTTAGTTCTAGCGCCTTCTCCCAACCCTCATAATCTATCCCCAGTCGCATCGCTTTCAATCCACCCTGTAACTTTTTTAATTTATGATTCCAGTTACTGACTATAACAATTGTCGGCATTGCTGGATATATCCACTCTGGGCTCAAGCAAGCCTTCTCGTATTTACTTAAATCCAGCTTGTTGTTGCTAATATGAACCTCTAGGCAAAACAACCTCACTCGTTCTTTCACTTCATATGCGGCAAATGCATCGGCTCGGCAGGAACCTCCCAGAGTATATTCCGTCTCAAATTCTAACACTCTTCCTGGACCTCTAAGCAACCGCAAATAGAAGTCGGCTACCAATCGTTTGTGCCTCAACTGTGCTTTCTTTGTATAATAAACTAGCCTTCCGCTATACATGCTTTTCTCATACTGTATTCCTAAGTCTTTTTCTTTCCGGATCCTTCTCATACACTCCCTAGCTTTGACAGCGGCAGAGTTTGGTTTTAATTCTACAAAATGCATTTCGGTAATCTGCTTGGTATCTAACGCCCCAAAACGCCTAATCGACTCAACTATCCTTAAATCTCTGCCAGTCAGCAAGGGAAATCACTCCTTTATGTTTCTCCGGTTTATGGGTGGGTTCTTTTTCCGGCACCTGTTTTGCTGTGGTTTTACACTCTAAATCTTTGTCTTTATACTTGAACGGTTCAATTAGCTTTTTGCACTGAGCTTCATTAAGAAACGGTACCTGCACCTCGTAGAAATCATCGGTCTTGAGTATTGCCCGCCCCTGGCACGTTATTTCCTCTGCTCCATACCTATCTAATATCACCATACTATTTACCCCCGACGACACCCGGAAAGCCATTCTCGCCTGGCAATTCGCTTTTAAGTGACTTGGTGCGACATCTACCGTTGGATTCTGTGTAGAGAATATGCAATAGATACCAGCCGCACCGGACAGCCTCGACAACTCCACCATATCGTGCAAAATGTCCTTTTCCCTAATCAAGCTCGCCAGCTCGTCAATAATTAGAAAATGATACGGCATTGGTGAATCTGCAATCTCATTATAAGTATTAACCTTAAACACTCCCACTTTCCGGAAGAGTTTAAACCGCCTTTCAGCTTCGTATCTTAGCCAGGATATCATTTCGGAAATTTGAGTAATTCTTTCTGCATAACTTTGAACGTGAAAGCAGTCTGAAAACATACCAAATTCAGCACCATACTTTAGATCCCCTAGATGAAGCCTAATTATTTTGGGGTCGGTGGTAATGATTGTGTTAGTAATTCCTTGACGTAGAAACGATGATTTCCCGGCCCTGCTCTGGGCACCCACCAAGAGAGAGGATATCCCTTCGCCGAATGAAATTGATTTAAATCCAGTTGTAGAATGCCCAGCGGGGATTGTAGTTGGCAGGTCAAACTGCATGGGAACATATCCATACATAATCCCAAGCTTTTCTGTATTTACCTCCATCGTAACCTGGCCTGGTCTTTCATAATAAAACCTTACATCTGCTCCTAAAGTTTCACTGATAACCTGTTCGCGCTTTTGAAACTCCTTGCTAGATAATCCAATTGGAACACTCAACCCCATCCGGTACCCTGTTTCCGTTTCTTGTTCCCAAATTTTATGAGGCACTATAACCGCTTCACCAATCTTTTTATTTACCCCCGAAGCATTTAATACATTGCTTATTTTTTCTGGTTCGCGCGCCTTTAAAGCGTTATAAATAATTGGCAAGAACCCTGCCGGGAAAATTAACATATACCACCAGCTACCGGTCCAATTAATTGCCATATAAGAGAAAACCCATGTTAAGGCGGGAGGTAGCCATAAGTTTTCTTTTTCCTTCTGCTTATTGTTTTTTAATTTTAAAATCCTCACTCCCCCCCTTTATAAGCCAGCTGGCAACATATTGGGCACAGCATATTTTGCCGGCTGCAGTGTTTCTCTCCCATAATCACCTAGTGCAATCCATATACTCAGCGCCCAGTGTGGTCTATAATCGGGGTCCTTAATTTTCTCAAATATAAGCTGATAATCGAATGTAGTCAGCTCGTCGGAAATGATTTTATAGCCGATCTCCTGAGTAATGTTCTTGAAACATGGCTTCTTTCGTTGCTTGAAAATTGATTGCTCTGGCAACCGCCAATCAATGAAATCCTTAATTTTCTTCATATCATCGATGGTTAATTCCAGGTTTCTGATTCTCTCTTTAAGCAGCTCACAACAATCAATTTGCCAATCTTGCCGATCTCTCCTAATCCTCTGGTACTGCTTTGCTCTTTCAACTCTTCGCTGCTTTTCGGCTTTCTGTGATTGTTTTTTAAAGATTCCTTTAATAATTAAATTCCCTGTTTTGATTATTTTGTTTGAAGCCGCTACTGGTTCAGCCATTAAAACCAGTAGCAACACAACCACCACTACCCATGCCATAAATAAATTCTGTTTTCCTTTTTGCTTTCTCTCTCTTCTCATCCTTTTAGCTCACCCGCCTTTTTTCGTTACTCTTGTATTTCCAGAACAAGCTTGGTCAAAGCTACGTATTTACTGCATTTTATTGTTTCAAAGCGTTTCGGCATATAAACAGTACGAAGAATGTTTCACAAAATGCTTCGCAGAATGTTTCGTCTTACTGTAGTTAAATGATATGCTGGTAAAGCTAAAATGAACTTATTAAAGATTGATAGAATACCGAAGGATGATAGGTGAATATCATAATTAGATGTACTTTCAATGAGTTTCCATTAACCGGATTACTGGCCCACAAAATAAAAAAGACCGGGATAATCCCCGGTCTCATTATTTTCTAGTAATTGTTTTTATTCCTCCATGTTTGCCTTGTACTTTTCGGCCTGCTCTGGCTTCCAAAAAGGCCTATTTCCGGCAAAAGCAAACGGTTCAGGGAATTTGCCTCGTTGGTAATACACCTGGGCCTTTTGCTGAGACCACCCAAGCTCTTTGGCAAATTCAGTTATTCCATAAAGAGTTTCTGGTTCTTTTTGTTGAGAGTCGGTGTTTCTGGTTGTCATAATATTTCCCTCCATCTTGCTAGTTTGTCAGCCACTTTCTTCCTTTTGCGTATATTGATTGGAATGTTGTTTTCCCAGTCATTAATTAAAACCTGTTTGCATTGCTGCCGATACGTATATTCGTCCTGGGGCTGGCCATCAAATCTCTTAACAAACCTATCTTTCCTTTGCTTGGAAATAGGAGCAGTTTCTAGCAAATAATCTCTATATTCTTTCCATGTTTTAAAAGCTTCTGGTCGCTTATCGCTAGAGTAAATGGTTGGTTCTTTGGCATATTTAGCAGCGCAGTGGGTACTAGGAAGCCTTTTTACCACTTTCTCGTAGGTTTCCGGTTCCAGTGCTTGGAGGTCTGTTAGACAAGAATATGACTTTTCGTGGACAAGATTGGACACTCGCATAGTAGTGTTGTAGATGCTGTAATTATTGGCAAACATCTTATCGTATATTGTATTATAAGGAACATCGTGTTCGTCTATATATTTCCATATATCTCCTGTCCCCCAGTCATATAAAGAATGAAACCTGAACGAATTTTTTTTAGCTGTTTTGGTGCTCCATTTTATGTCCTTATATCCTGGATTTCTAGTTACTGCTCGGAAGCGATTCAGACTTTCCGCAGCTCTTATCCCTATCAGAAAAGCGCTTCCTTCTGGCTGTTGTTGCTCAAACCAGTCAAAAAATAGATAGAATCGTTTCGGATAATCGCCATCTATTGAATGAATGCTAATATCTTCTTTTGGACGGATCCACTCTTCTCCTTCTCCCCATGCGCATAAGAACTCGTTGCTATAGCTCGTAGCATTCGTCAAGTATAAGGGAACTTGATACCATAAAGGATTCACCTTTGGGTGACTCATCATTGTTCTCATTAAGTTTATGGTAGATTCATATTCTACTTCCTGGTCCAAAAAGAAAAGATTGATTTTTCGGCCGCGTTTTACTGCTTCATTTAATGCCAATTGATATAAAACAGTGCTATCCTTTCCCCCAGACACAGATACATAAATATTTTCGAATTCATCAAAAACCATGGATATTCGTTCTTTGGAAGCCTCAAGAACGTTTTTTTCTAGATATATCATATAACCCCTCCGTTAATTGATTGGTTTCTGACACCACTCTTTCAATCTCGCTTCGCAGATACCAGTCAACTTTTAAATCAGTCATCTTTAAAACAACATCCCCATCCCACTTATAAACCTTCTTCAAGTTCATGAAAAGAGTTCGTTCTGGAAATATTGTTTGGCAATACTTTGACAACCCTCGGATAATAGGAGTGGGAGTAGTGCTGCAGCTAAATAATTTTTCCCTCAACTTTTCATATCCTTGTTTTTGCTCATCGGTGGTTTTATGCACCTCAAACGCCACGTTAAAATCAAAATAATGTTTATAATCTATCTCAGTGTATTGAGTAATCCGTTCGATAATCCAAGGCATTTCAAGCGGGTCATCCTCCGCTAATTCTTCCTGGTGATTACGATAAGCAGATTCTATGGCATAGGAATGAGGATATAATAAAATTCCCGGGTCAATAACTCCATACGGATACCATGTGCGCCACTTCTCCTGCAAAAAAGGGACATGATCAATAACGTATTTGCACCCGACTTTCGCAAAATTGTACATATACTCAAACCGGATATCACACCGATTGGAAGGTCTAATCATATCAGAGAGTCCAACAACAATAATGCTAGCTTCGTCATCATCTATTAAAGCTACTTTTGTATTTTTGCCGTAATCGGCGAATTCCACAAATTTAGCCCCGGTACTAGTTAAGCTAAGTAAATCTTTATTAAACACTCTGCTTTTTTCGGCATAGACACATAAGCACTTATCCGGATTAACCTTTCTCAAAAGAGAATTTACGAGAGGTGTTGCGCTACCCTTTGTAAAAAACACTTTACCCTCAGTCACAGCCCCGCCTCCTTTTCATTGTACCCCATAAAAGTCTTGGCCACATAATAAACACATTTAGGGTTAATATCAGAACAAACGAACCTTTTATGTCGTTGGGTCATTGCTTTGGCCACATTCCCATAGCCGCAACTAAAATCTAATACACAGCCATAGTTATTGGCAACAAAATTAAGCACGTCATCGTGAGCATTGCTTTTGGGCGGAATGTCTGTTCCCCACACTCCTAACACAGCGTTCCCATGGAGATTTATAGGCTTTACTTGGTCTGGATGAATGTATTTCAACATGTGTTTGCCCATAAGGATATAAGCTGGTATTGTAAGTTTGTTGATGGTTTTTTCAATGCTAGATAAGTAATTAAGATACCCCAAATAGCTTGAATCAGTTTCCGCGTTAGCTCGTTCAATAAACTTCGCATATCCATCTCTCCATGCTGGCTCTGAATATATAGCATCTGCATTATGAAATAAAGAGGGAATCTCGGAAGTAAGATCATGACGAAACACCACTGAACCGTTAGCCTCGTAGTAATCTAATTCCCCCCGAATATCTAACTCTTTATGGAGCGCGGAATGATAAGTTGCCATTCGCATTCAATCCCTTCGGTAAAGGTCAAAGACTGGCGAAACCATGATCTCCTTGAATTTACAAGCGACTTACATTTTCTGTGCTGAACTAAATTTGGGACGTGAATATAGTACTTTTCCTTGCGCTCTTTTAGCCAATCAGCAATCATCAAATCTGATCCGGTAGGATGTTCTTCTTTTCGTGGCCATTCTGGATAATAATTGTAGATGGCTTTTGAGTATCCAGCTGGAAGATAAACACATAAATTAGCAATAAAGCTTCTCCCGTAATCATATCTACTTCCAACCTCAATGTCAGCCTTGCGCATGGAAAAAAACTGAATAACTTCGTTTGGACGTTCGTTTATAGCTGATTCTAGCTTTTTTATGAAGTTTTTTGTAATATAGATATCTTCCTCCATATGAACGCAAGGTCTTGTTCCTGCGCGTTTCATCGCTGTTAAAAATGTATCCATTGCATTCCTAGTAGTATCAAACACAAATTCACCCTCTGGTAAATGTTTCTGTAAATATGCTATATATTCATCTCGTTCTCCCTGTACAGCCCTAATTAAAATTAGCATTAAAACCCTCCTTCCCACGAACTTGCGTAATCTTTTGCCTTAAGCATTCGTGCCACACCTTTTGTCTGTTTCAATCTCAACAACTCTTCCGGAGTCATTCCCAGCTCTTCCGCTATCCGGAGATCATCCCATCCGTTTTCCTGTAACTGAGCTACAATATCGTTCATCCCGGTAGCTGAATCCTCTCCAACTACCCTGTGAACTCCCCTGGCCCGGTTATGACGAATGGTAGAGGCCATACGTTCTCCAATTGGCTTGTCTATAACAACTACTGGAATAACATCACTTTTAAAGTAATCTTTGATAATTGTATAGCGGTGGAAACCATCAACCACAATATATTCGTCTTTCTTTTTATCGTAGAAAGTAACAATGGGTTGAGTTAATCCATCCTGTTCAATACTAAGTACTAACAGCTTCATTTCTGGCCTAGCTACATGATTGGGGTTATAATCATTCGCATGTACCTTTGAGGTTGGGACAAGTTTGGCTCCCATACAAGGGAAAGTAAGTTTTTGCATTTAAAATCACCTTTCAAATTTTAAATTTAAGAAAATCACTAAATTTAAACCTTTTAGGTTGCACGTTATACTTTGCGCCGATCTCCTCAGCTTTTTGGTTGTACAGTTCTTTAAAATCGGCAAGTTGTTCTTTCGCTTCTTTGTAAGAAATCTCTCCGGCCTGAAAAGCTTTTCTGGTTTTCATGGCTTTTTCCTTGACTTCTTCAAAACCTTTCATATAAGCATTTCACCTCCCCTTCTATATTAAAGTGCCTTAATTAAATTCCGAATCCCATCCTTTTTCACCCTGTCCATTTCACATTTAAAAGCGCGAACGGCATTCCCTTTCTTGGTCATTGCTTTATCAATCCTGTCATCTATGCTATCTATACAATGAAGATCAATATAGGTAGTTTTCCGCGTCTGCCCCGGCCGATGGATTCTATCCTCTGCTTGCATCCGTTCTGAATACTTAAAACCATTATTATAAAATATCACATATGCCGCTAGGTCCTGCCAGTTAAAACCATGGCCTCCGGTTCCTTGCGTAGCAACTAAAAATCTAGCTTCTCTCCGAAATTGTTCTACGGCAACATTCCTTTTCTTTTCGGGTATCCTACCATCAAACGTCACTACAGAATCCTTGCCGAATTCTTTACTAAGAGCCTTTTTTATTGTGTCGATGTCGTACTGGAACTTACAAAAAATGATTATCTTCTCATTCTCTGGTATATCGCGAACTACATCAACTATTTCCCCCGGCCGTTCACTTTCAAACTCGTAGGATTTACCTTTCCAGTTAAGGAATCCGGAAACTATTTCTTGGAGCGCAGTAAACAACTTAAATATAGAGACTGAATCCCATTCGTCTATCGCCAATTCCGACAGCACATCATCTTTAACCCGTTCATACCAATAAAGCTGTTCCCGCGTCATGCAGAAACACCTAGTCTCATACAATTTTGGCGGTAAATCTAAGCATTCTTCCTTAGTAACCTGGTAAGTATATGGCTTAATCTTTGCCGCCAAATATTCTGTGTTATGGGCCCGGACAATCATCCCAGGAAACTTCTCGCTATATTCTAGGTGATTTGCTGCAAAACTATAAAATGAATTATAGCCAAGAATCTTCGGAGATAAAAACTTCATCTGGGCGTATAAGTCTACTACGCCCTGGGAAAGAGGTGTGCCAGTCATAATATTGCGGTACCGCGCCCGCTCACTAAGAGCAGTAATACGCATTGTTCTGAGGGACCTATGCCCTTTGATATAGCTAGATTCATCTACGGAGACATAGGTATTTTCTGTTATTAAGTTATTTGTTGTCAAAATTGTCCGTGTACTTGAACTCATAGATTCTATGCCGACAATATACCAATAAACTTTGGGGATATTACGCATATTGGTTTTATGGTCGAAAGCATAAATGTCTTTCTCGGTTAGGGTAGTGTGTTTTAGGACTTCCTGCCGGATAGTCTCTTTGAGTGACACCGGGCAAAAATAAACCACCTTGTCAATTTTGTGTTGGCGCCGGCGAACCAGATCGATAACCGTTCTGGTTTTCCCAGTCCCCATTTCCATAAACAAAGCGCCAACACGAGTTTGTAAAAGTTTATTAACGGCATCTACCTGGTGCGGCATTAGTTTAGTCGTCGTCTCGAAGTTCATCTGCCACACCAACCTTTTCAGGCACTTCCAGCACAGGAGGTTTGTCTCCTGGTTTTGGAGGTTTTACACTTTCGGGCACCTTTACTCCCGTAACAAGTGCCTTCTCTTTCAGCTCTCTGGCCGTGTCGATAATCGTTTGCGCTTTTTCGGAGATATTGAACTTATACATCTTAGCAAAATCCAGCACCTCCATGAAGTTTTCCGGCGGGACAACTACACTAGGTCTACTATATTTACTGCCGGCAATCTTCCGCGCAGCATTATAATAATTATTTCCTTCGCGCGACCATGAAATAGCCAACCACCCCTCATACTCTCCTTCAACCCTAGCCAGGATCCATCTTTTCGGTTCCTCTTCATACTCTCCGGCAATAGCTTTGCGCCGAAGCTCTGCATCGTAAATACGGACAGGGAATCCAGCAGCAAGAAGTTTGTTGCCAGTTTCCGCTACCCTATCCTCGACAGAACCATCAAGATGGCCTACTTTCCGGCTCCATCCTTGGTTCCAACGAAAACCAAGTGAACGGACAAGTTGTCGAAAAGTTTCGTTTCGTTCCGGGTAAAACACTTCTATGGTATTGGTTTTATTCTTAATTTCGGCCACTAAATCGGAAACAGGCTTTTCTGGGTATATTGTGGCCTCGGCTTTGGCCTCTTCAATAACAGCTTTCGGTGGTTGAGACAATTCTTTTTCGAATGCTTTGAGCTCTTCTTTAATAAGTTGTATCAAATCCATCTTATTGAGGCCTCGATGATCAATCCACCAGGAAGCCGATGTATGCTTTTTAATTAAGTCAAGCCCTTTCCCCGCATCCTCGGGTGGAAGTTTAAACTTTTCGCACCAATCTTCCCAAGGGCGATCCCAAATATCTGTTTTTCGGTTCGGAATATCAAGGATATCCCTTCTAATCGTCTCTGCCCAGGGGACTTGTTTTTCAGAACCTTCCAAAGGAGGTAACCCAGTCGCTTTGTTGACTTCGGCCGCCTCCTCGTTCTTTTTCTGCCGGTCGGCTTCTAGTTTAGCCTTCCAACAATCAGGGCAAAGCTTTTCTTCTTCACAAGCCAGCCGCCACTCTCGATCTTTGGTGCTGCCATAAAGCTGAATTATGTCTGTATGACCACAAGAATAAGTAACATCATATTTCGCCAATTGGAGTACCTCCTTTTATTAATTGTTAATACGTATTGTCTTTTTCTTGCCAGCAATTAAACCTTAATCTTTGGTTTTCAAGGTCAAATTCTTCGTCTTCATCAATTATCCCATGGTTGCTAAGCGCATAGATAAAACTTAAAGACATGATTCGCATACTAGCAACTTTGCTTGCACAGAGATACTCAAAATAGCTTAACCTTGACCGCAAAAAGCCAAAGCCAATTACCATAAGAGCTTCTGGAAGATTTAGTTTCATAGGTCCACTTTCAGAATAACGATAATAATCGCGTTCCGTTAATTGCCTTGCATCGGTATATATTGCTGTTAAATCATCTACTGAAATTTCGTTAATTTTTTCTTCGATAATTCTGTTTAGTATATTACAAAGCCCTTTAGACATTTTCTCGATGCCCTGCACTCTCATCCCTCCTTCTACTTTTGTTTTTATAACCTACTTAAAACGCTGGTTAAATTTCAACGCTCTGAATAGGGCTACAAACCCTCTGCTAATCCATGCATCCGGTGATGGCAACATATGCTTTGTCGCCAGCCTCGTTAATGAGGTAGCGAACGCTTACCCCGTTATCAAGATCACCGGCAAACCCCTGGGGCAATACGTCTAAAATATGTTCATAGAATCTAATCGCCTCAACGGGAGAAGGGTTAATTATTGAAACAGCCTTAATGTTTCCCCCATCGTTGAAGATCTTCCCGTATGGAGAGACAATCATCTGAGGTTCATCCTCGTAGGTAAACTGTGGAAACGCCCCCTTTTCCCCCGTTTCGCGGTTGGGAATATGTTTAATATTCTTAATCCCTATCTCTTCTTCCATCTCATCCCAAGTATACCGTCCAAGGGTCGGGTGTGCTTGGTTCCACGTACTCGTCGAGGGTGACCACGGAATCCCCGTCTTCCTGCAAAAAGAAAACCGCCATCCTGCTGTAGTCCAGCCGGCCTCCCGGATCATCAGCCCAGATCCGACCGATTATCTCCTCCGCTTCTAAGATGGATCCGTGGGTAAAGTCAATACCGACCTGTTCGGGGGTAACCCACATCTGCAGACCGCCTTCAGTGTGGATTTCGACTGCTCCCCACAAAACCGGCATCCAGACGGTCGGTCCCGAGAAAGGCGTGTTAGCAAGCGATTCTTTTTCCTCGATGAGGAACCGCCTAAGGTCGTCGGCATCTCCGACGATCGCTTTCTGCACCGCGTCCCACGGTGGGAGGGTAAAAGTTTTTCCTGCCGCTTCGTAAAGCGTGCGCATCTCTCGACCCGAGAAGGTTTTTCCGGCTGTGATGGTGGTAACTTTCGTTTTCATAATCAATTCCTCCTTTTTGTTTTTCTCTTACCCCCAATGCGAGCTTTCACAGCACTTGGGGCAGCCTTCTACTTTTTCAACCCACGCTGGAGTAGGAAGCGAGTTTTCGCAACGGCGAATTATCCTCTCTTCCGTATGGCTTCTACCGTAGGTGCCATGAATGCGGACAATCTCTTCATTTTCAATAATTTTCCCACCGCATAACGGACAGACATCTGGATCTTTGAGGACTCTTTCATCCCAAGGCATTTGCGGGGCCTCCCAATATAACTCCCCGTTACCCTTTCTGTCCCAATATAAACGCGTTATTTCACATTTTGCGGGGATTTTTGGATGTAAAATACCTGGGGAAACGTAAGCATCGTCGTCCCAATCCTCAATAACTCTCGGAGCGCCACAATGTTGGCAGGGTTCTGTTTCATTGTAGCCAAAGAATTTACCTTTCACTTTTCCTTCCTCCTTCGATTTAGCCAACCCCGGCCTTTTCACCGGGGCTGAGCATTATTCCCCGCCGAAGCGGGGCGGCTCTGCAAAAGAACTACACCAACTGCCATCCAGTTTGGGCAATGACCATGATTACTTTGCCGTTCGGGAGTTCTTTTTTCTCCCGGCGGTCGTTGTGCAAGATGTATAGCTCGGCATTGCCTTTGTATTCCTTCTCATTCTGAATACTTTGAAGCATACTCCGCTCGGCAAGAAGTTTGACCATTGCCGGAATCGGGGATGCCATAACAATGGCCCCCTTGCCGTCTCTAGCGCGAAGAAACAGCTCCTCGCTTTTCTCTCTGATTTCTTTCAGCGTCCATCCCCCAGCGGGAACAAGAACCTTCTCGATTTCTGCACCCGGGAACTCCTTCCGGAGAAGCCTCTCCTGGTCTGGCATCAATGCATGCTGCTCATTGATGATGACATAAATCCTTTTAATCATTTTATCTTTCCTCCTTTTTCTTGTTTTCGGGCATCGCCCGAGTAAATTCGCACTTCCCCTTTCCTGGAGATAAGTGGCAATGTATTTCATGCTCGCCAGGAATGGCAGTGCACCATTGCCCTTCACGATGAGGGCAGGTTTCATGGGTGTAAAACACGCTATAACTCTTCATCCGCTCTCCCTCCATTTCTTTTCTCTGACTGATTATACCACCACACGCTCTCCAAACTTTTCTTTTATGAGTCGAAGAATGTGTTCGGTCGTTCTTGGGTCTACCGAATCTATAATTATCATCGTAAATTCGATGGAGTCTTCTACCGTATGGTCGCAGAAGTAAGTCATCCCGTACCTATATACAATGTCATCACTGAAGCGGTTCAAAATTTCCTCCGCCTCAGGGACCGGCTTTGCCCGCGAAGAATCCCTATCAGGGACAGGATAATCATAAAAGGCAACGCGGACCTCATTAACAAATTCATCACTAATCCGCTTTATAGCGTCCTTTCTTAAGGATGGATATTTTGTGTGCAGCTCATGTAATACTTCGTTTATCATAAGAGGGTCATTCTGTTTCGCAATTAACGCATATTCGCAATTAATATTGTTCCAAGGTTCAATATCGTTGCAAATCTGATACAGCATGCTAGCATACGCGTCGACGATTGTTGAGTATTCCTTTTTAAGAACTTCATTTAAAATTAAACTTTTCTCAAACATACTTATCCTCCTTAATCTCCCTCTTCGCGTTATCCCCCGCCCACCACTTGGAGGTGGGGAGTTTTCGGGCGGGTACCCGGATCGGTTCCGGGCGAGCTGGATAAACCGGCTACTCTATTACCTTGCTTCGCCAGGAGGAACCTCCTGCGTAGTGTTCCTCTCCTAAATGCGACAGACGGCTAAAGTTTTCCTCATCTACGAAAATAATCTCGTCGATATCCAGAACCACCCCTCCATTACAATCGAAGGGGCAGTTGCAAATAGAGCTAAACCTTTCCGTAGGTTCGCCAACCTGCCCGCAATCAGAAACCTTTACTTGGAAGCCTCGCTCTCGGCCGGCAAAATCCTTCTCTATTTGTTTTCTATGCTCTTGCATTGTGCCGTCATTCTCGTCATGAGAAACAACCAGAACGTTGCCTGATTTTAATGTTAATACCAGCACCATTTTTCCTCCTTGCATATCTCCCCACACCTGCAGGCTGAGTCCTCGGCATACCGCCGCAAAGCAGGTTTGAGAGTATTGTCTCAGTCACGGGAGGCGGCTAAGCCTCCATATGTCTCTTGATTTTAGCTGCATCTCCTTCTCTTTATTTTTGCAATTCCTTCGCTAACTGCAACGCGAAAGAGTCATCCTCTATAATAGTTTTTAACATATCTTTTTCCAGGTCGCCATAGCAAGCAAATTCTTTTACGATCTCTCCCGGGGTCGCCCCCATGAAAACCAGTTTTTCAAAAGCTTTCTTTTTCATGACTTTCCTCCATCCTTGTTTTTCTTCAGGAAACAAATTGCCCGTTAACTCCCAAACCTCCGTTTGAGGTTTGATGCCTGCTGTTCCCTGTAATCCTCATATGCCTTCGTAGTTACGAAACGATAATAATAAGTCCCATCATATTCATCTGCTATTTCAAATGGAGTGAACTCCCTGTCTCCATCAATCTCTTTTAGGATATAAAACCCGCTTCCGGAAATCCCTGTTACCTCGAATGTTCCGGGTGTGTTAGCCATATCTCCGGTATAATAAACTTCTTGCCCCACTTCTATCAACAATTCTCTTCCTCCTTAAAATTTGTTTTAACAAGCAAAATTCCCTTTACCCACTTAGCCTACACCTGGTCAACTCAGTTTGCTTCATACCGTCATATTCCTTATGCTCCTTAACCGTGCCCTTAATGTGCTTAACACCCTCTTCGATGAAGCTTCCGGTTTTCCAAGTGTAAACATTTCCGTTAATATCAATGATTTTGTAAACTCTGGTGATTCCCCACTCTGTTTCCCAGCTGGTTAGACATTCAGTCGATTGGGGTTGTACAGTAATTCTGTCTCCAACTTGCCCGACGTGTTCTGATCTTGCTCTCTCCGCATCTTTTTCTCGCTGCCTTTCTGTTTCCTCCTGCTGGCGTTCTAATGCTCGATGATGAGCTGAGAATAAGGAAGTAAGTATTCCCATGTTTTTATAGGTTACATATTTAAGGCTGCATACTGTTTTAAGGTTGCGTTGGTAATTGTTGTTTGGTTCTAAAGCCAGGGCCCAAGAGAGAGCCTCTCCAACCCTGCGGTCCGTATCTTCAGAGTGAGCGTTAAAGTTCACTGTTTTCATCTCCTTAAGCAACGCTTCCCTCACTTGTTCCGAAAGGAGGTAGCCATGGTTTTCAACAAGGAAATACTCAAACGCTCTATCTGCAGTGTTTCCGTGTGGGTCGTCTGACCGGCTAACATATCCAAAGCATCTTACTGTCTCAGCGGCATATCGTAAAAAGTCATCTATCCTATAATACCTTTCTCCTCTGCCTCCAGGAGGAGTTTCGCCAACTATCAGTTCGTCAAACAGACTTATATAATGGGCTACTGCCCCGGCGTCCAGGCCGCCCGTAAAATCTTTCAAGCAACTCTTCCCAACCTGCTTAATCTCGCCTGTTTCTTCGTTTATGACCAGGTAAGTGTCTTTCCGGTTCCGATTGTAATTGCAGTGTTCGCAAAGAGGTTCGCTGTTATAGTATTTTTCAGGAATTTCAGTCTCGCCAACACATTTAACGATGTTGCCTTTTTCGGTGTGCTCGATGGAGGCCAGGAACCCCCATCCGTTTATAATGGCCCTTCCCTCTGCTTCGACTAGGATGAATTTTGCGGTATATGTGTGTCCGGATTCATCTCCTATTTCTCTGAAATCCTCGCCAACCCTGCGATAAGAGAATTCGCATCCAAACTTTTTGCATTTGTTGTAAATACGGTTGAGTTTTTTCTCCAACCGTTCCATGTTATCCTGATGAATACTATATCTCACAGCTACCAGCCTCCTTTCCTTTCATAAATCTAACACCCATCTACTTTCGCAAGGGGCAAACCCTGCCCGCCCATATACTCTTCGCCGGCAGCTCGCCCTCTCATCATCAGCTATAATGCAGTATAGCTGAGAAAGTCTTCGGGATTCAGCAAGTTTTTTAACTTGTTCGAATGCCCGCAGGAGACTTTTTATCCCTGCAGATCGCCCTCTAGAATTGCCGGTGCTCCCGGAATCTAGATTCATAATTGTTATTTCGCCGTCGTCATGAAGAATCATAAAAGCATACTCGGCGATTTTGAAAATTCCTGTTTCTGTCGGAGAGAAGGAAGAAAAGAATTCTTCGGTTTCCTCGGGAAAACCCACGAGATAATAAGGCGATTTAAGCGCTTCGCTAATCTCACTCGCTGTTTCGGTGTCAAGATTGTCTCCGATTTTGAATATCGGTATATCTTGACACTTGTAAATACAAACATAACAATGCATTAACTCTCCCTCCTTTCCTTCTCTCTAGGTTCCCTTCTAAAGGGTGGAGGGCTACAACCCTCCCGCACGATTTTTACGCCAACCTAAATGTAATTTGCCGGGTCGTACTTTTCCCAGATGACTTCGAAACCGGCCTTGTCACAGACAACCTCTACTTCCTTTTTGCGCCTTTCTGGTAAATCCATCTCGCAGAAGAGAGCAGCCCTTCCATAAATGTGAGTTTCAAATAAGAATCCGTTTTCATCAAAGAGATTCTCGTAAGTGTCTTCATCCCATCCTAATTCCTGAAGTTCTCCCAAAACTAACTCTTTTGCAGCTTCTTCTAGTGTTTTGTTGTGCCCAAGAACTCTGACCACTTTGTTGGCGCCGAATACATCGACTAGTCTTTCTATGTCCTTCAGCGACGCGCCATACCTATTAACGAAGAACTTCTGCAGAAACAAGTTAAACGTTTTGTCGCCGTCCCATTCAACATAAACTTTTGGAGTAGGTAGGTCTGCAAGATAATGGATAGTTACGGAAGCAGTTATGCTTCTCGGGTTCTGTATCGGGCCTAAATGCAACCGGAGAGTATATATTGTAAGGCCTCCGGCTTTGGCTTTCTCGATGATGTCATAACCGTTCCAGTGAGGAATTCCTCCTTCTGCTGCCCTCTTCACTAGCTCGGTCAAAACCTCTTCCAGTAAGTCTACGTATTCACACCTTTCAACCTCAAACATTTTTATCTTTTTCACTTTTTACTCCCCCTCGCTTTTTGTTTGCCGGGATCGGTTCCCGGCTTTAGTTACTCATCTCGTCGTAGCATGCGGGGCACGCGACCCCAAGACTTGCTGACATGAGATTGTTTTTAGTTGTCAAAGCTCCGCAGTTAGGACACGCTATAAAGTTGGGTTCTTGTCTCTGTTTTTTTTCCTGAGCTCTTTTTTTTTCATCCTCTAATACGTACATTCTCAGTCTCGCCAAGTTAAATTTTATAATGGTTTGAGCTGAGTACTCAGGGAGATTAAATTCACCATATTTAAGAGCGTAAGAAATTTCCCCCGTGATTTGCTCATCGGAATAAATTTCGACTCCTGCAATCTTGCAAGCCTTTTCGTAAGCCTCTCGCGTTACTGGGCTTTCTACGTTAGATAGTCTGTTGATCCGCTCGCTGTCTGCCTCCATCTCTTTTCCCCCTTCATTTTATTGCCGGGGTCGGTTCCCGGCTTAGCTATCACCAGGTATGGTTCCAATCGTGCTTCGTGGTCCCGTCTGGCATTGCGTATTCATAATGAACGTCCAGGCTACACTCTTCCTTCGGGTCACAACAATCTTCCATCCACTTGTGAAGCAATACTGGCTTCCCGGTTTCTTTAGCTTCTGTGAATTTCGCTAGAATCTCATCTTCAGCTTTTCGTTTATCTTCGGCCTTTTTCTTTTCAGCGGCTACTTTTGCCGCTTTTAGCTCTTCCAGTTTTTCTCGGCTGATAGAAGCTATGCATATAGACTGGAACGGAGACAAGGCATTCGGCCATGTGGCTGTTGCCCAACCAACAACATTTACATCTTCCCAGCCAATTTCGAATCCGTCAACGGTGTACTCCATCTGGGGGTAACCGTCGAAACTGCCGATTTGCTCAGCCTGTACTTCAATGTGGTCCGCTGGGATGCTTCTTCGGAGTTCTTCCGCTTTGGCGTTCATGGCTTCAATCAGCGGTTTTGCAGCAGCTTCCTCTTCTGCTCTTTTCTTCGCCCACACAATCTCTCTTTCTGCTTGTTTTTGAGCATCAATCTCTTTGTATTCGGCTACCAACTTCGCAAGCTCAGGACGGTTTTCATATTTAATATAAATTGGTTGCCCTTTGTGTTTCTGTTTAAACCTTACCGCGTTTGTCCCTTGGACTGTTACCGGGTGTCCTTCGGTAAGTTGTTTTCCGGCGAATGGACCACAATCGTCGCCGGCTAAGTAACTGATACTATGGTAAATGCAATCCTCCGAAATGGTTTTTGCTACTATCTTGTTTGTTTTTCCCTCTGCCTTCCCCATCTTCTCTTCCCTCCATACTGCCCGGAGGGCCAAGCTCATCCTCGCCCGGTAATCGCCTTCCATAGTTCTCGCCAGCTTATGTGCTCTGGCCATCAAATTCCGTTTCGTTGTACTTTTCACTTTTAACCCTCCGTCCTTTTTTCTTTTTTTAGCCCGTTAGCCGTTCTGTTGAACGTTACCGCCACCACCACTAGGAGGTGGGCTCTTGGTGGCATCTTGGTTATATCGTTGCCCTTGGCCCGCTTCATGCCGGCTTCCCCGGGTTTCAATATAGCCCCTGTATTGGGAGGCTCCCAACCTATTCGTTTTTCAGTGTCCCGCTCTGTTTTTCTCTTGCTGTGATTATAGTATACTATACTTTGTTGTGAAACACAACATAGTTTATACTTGTTAACAATATGTTTACAATACACTTATTAAAACTAGTTTAGCTGGTCTTTTGGTTATTCAGGAATAATATTTCATCAAAACAATAAAGGGAAAACCTTTAAAAGAACGAAAACTAACTATAAATAAATCAAGCTGTAAAATTATTCTTAATGAGGTGATATCCATGTTAATAGACCCACTTCAATATTTATTAACCCAGCCGGCCGGAACTATGATTTATGCCCGATCTAGCTTCGATGGTGCCCCGATGGAAACGGCTCTCTATATTAAAGAGGAACCGAAATATATTAAAAGATTAAAATACAACCCTGTTTTTGAGCTCCGCACCGGTGCTATGGAGTATAATGGAATCTTCCTGGTTGCTGTACTTCTTCAGCCAAACGCTGATATCGATATGCTGTATGAATCATGGTGGAATTATTATCAGCCAGATGGTGGGGAAATTGTTTTTCGGGACCTTGTCACCCAAGATTTCTTAAGAATAATCTTTGTCGATGAGAAAGGGAATTATGGCAAGAAGACTGGAATAAAAAATAGTTTAAAGCCGGTCTTTGCCAGCTACATAGAAAAGATTAAGCCGTTTGCTCCCTGGTCGATGGAAGAATTTAATGCTGCCAAAGAAGCTGTTTATGAAAAATATCCTTCAGTGAAGTTATTATGGGATGGTTTAAGACAAACTCACTAAAAATAGAATCTAGTTTGCTGCTGATTATCTTTTGGCTTCTCTTATGCAAGCCGTAGATTTCCATTAAATTGCCTCCCTAACCCTCTCTAATATAACTTCTTTCTCGAAATTTGCCCGACTCCCACCCTGAGTCGTCTCAACCACCGACACTCCCCCAATTTCCATCTCGTCTAGCTGTTTCCGATACTCATTGCAACGATCAATTGGAATACCAGTCATCATGCTAACTCTTCTTGCACTATTCAGAATGCCAGTGTCACGAATAGAAGCATCTACAAAACGTTCCATCTCAGTTGCGAACTTTTTAATATTTTCCTGTGTTGTCCCCAGAGATACTTTTTGAGTCAAACTTTCGGGAGAACTTTGGGCGGAACTTTCCGGGAAACTTTTTTCTTCCTGATAACTTTTGTCAGAAGTTTTTTGAGAAGTTTTTGCTAAACTTTCGGGAGAAGTTTGAGAAGTTTTGTTACGAAGTTTTCTGGAACTTTTAGAAGTTTTTTTGGTAGAAGTTTTTGCAGAACTTTCTTTGAAACTTTTCAAAACAGAAGTTTTGTTTTCTTTTCCCTCAACTTCTTTACCCTGCTCCTCCTGCCCTTCCTCTCTGTATTTCTGTCTCCAATCCGGCATTTCCTGATGTGTAATAATCAATCCCAAGTACATCCCAAAAAAGACTGTAGCGAACATTACAAACTTTATTGTTCTCGGGGACATCTCTTTGATAGTTTTTAGGCTGTCACTAAGACTTTCAAAAACATCGACGGAAGACTTCTCCTTCTCCTTCGAAACTTCCAGAAACATTGCAAGTCGGTTTTCTAAATTCTCGCGTAGTTTGTTTTGTTCTGTTGTGACTTTTTCCGACTGCCTCCCGTAACCGGTTTTTGATTCCGCTCGCATTTGCAAGTTATAGTTTTCGATAGAGTCTAAATCCAAGTCCAGTATCCTTTTTTGTATTTCATACTCTATTTCTGTGACCTCCGCTGTAACAGCCTGCTTGTCGGCATGTAACAGAAAAACACCCATAGCGGTGGGGACAGCGTAGATAGTAACGTAGGCGGTTATATACAACAGAAAACAAAAGATTGCAGGGAAGATACACCATTTATTCCATCGGCACCGCTTAAAGAGTGACAACGAAGCCCCTAAAACGCCCTGCATGATTATCTCATAAAGAGCAACCAGGGCAAAGAATAACCATTTTACCAAAACTTCGTTGGTCATCTGAATAAAGATATAGGTTGATAGTCCTATTGAGATCAGAAGAATAGTGGTGTTTATAAATTGTTTCCACCCTTTACTCATTCCTCATTCTCTCCTTTCCTTTTACTCTTTTCGGTACCAATTACTTCAACAAGTCACCTCGCAGATAGACCATCGACTTCTTGAAGTCATCCGACAATGAATAACAGGTCGCCCTCCCCCTGGTCTCAGCGTTTACAAGCTTTGCCCCCCACAAAATATTAAGTGTATCTCTGGCCAAAGATGTGGTTAACCCTGTCTTTCTAACTATTTCGCTCTGGTTAAGTGGTCGATCGGCTTTGTTTATTGCTTTGAGGATTGTTATGGCATCAGTATGTTCAATGTAAATATTGAAATAAAGTTTTTCAACACAATCACTACACAACATGATATTTACCTCCTTCCGTCCTGGAATCGTCAGATATTATCTATAATATAGACATTATCTATATTGTTATTGTATACCGGTTATGGTCAAACGAACTTATCGAATTTCATCAAGTTGGTTACCCATTATTTCAATATATATTATTTTCTTTATATTTTGTTTATTTATTGTTTTCGCTTGACATATGGCACCATATATGGTATCATATTAATCAAGGGGAGGACATTGAAAACTAAATAAGGAGGCTATAAAGTGATAAAAATCACAACACTCATCCCAACTACCTACAACGACGGAAAGGAGGTCAGCCCACAAGTTTTTAAAAGCTTCGAAAAGGCGGTAATGAAAATCGCTGGAGGGTATTCGCTAGACGGACTAACGAAAGGCGGATACATGGAGGGCGAGGAGGAGTTTGAAGACATCTCAAGACGGTACATAATAATAGTTCCAAACTCCAGAATCGCCTGGAAAATCAAGAAGCTTGTAACTCGGATAGGGAAACAACTACAGCAATACTCGATGTACTACGAACAGCAAAGAATCAAGGTAAAATTTATAGAAACAAAGTAAAACCAAAGAGGGGGTTCTCCCCACCCCCTCTAAAAAAGAAGGGAGAAAAGGTGACAAATGGACAAATTCGGATGGATATTAGAGGATGCAAAAAAAAGTTTTGAAGAAGGGATGGACTGGGTCTGCTTCCACAACCGGTATTTTAACCAGGGGTCTAAGTTTATGCCGAAAAACCGGAAAGAAAGAAATGAGTATTTAGAGTCGCCAGAATTCGAAGAAATACAAGACATGGCCTACGAACTTGAAAAAATGCAACCAGTGACTACTGAGTCAGATGGGAAGTTTACGCTCAGGCTTCCTCGGTCTCTTCATCGGGCGCTGATTAAAGAAGCTGACCAGGAGGGCACCAGCCTCAACCAGCTAATTCTTGCTAAGCTTGCTATCAGCTTAAATAAACTGGTTGAGTAAAATCTGGTTGAATAAACCTGCCCATCTGTGGTAGAATAATTCGGGATGAGGGTTGTGAGTATTGCTCGCAGCCTCTTAATGGCCTGGAGGAACGTTTAACTCCAGGCTTTTTCTTTGCTATAATTGTCTTCTAAAAACTAGGGCCCCGGCCACTTTCTCGACGCAGTAAGAGAAGGTGGCCGGGGCCGCCATTTCAATCTGAAGAAAAATGACGGTGGAACACGGTCATTTTTCTACCTCATTTCAATAATTCTAACTATCAATATCTATTATCGTCAATATTCCTTGCCATTCCTCCCTCAAGGAGGTTTCCATCTTAATTCTACCTCGCTAAATATTCCTAATCCATTATTGCCACCACCAGCTAACCCGGCAGACCATGAATAAACAAATAAGCTTTTGTGGCCATTATATTGTTTGCTTATACCTAGCTTCCATCTGGCGGCCATATCAATAACCTCAAGACCGCTAACCACACCCCAAGTAGGGCGAGATAGTCTGTCAACCTCTTGCTCTAACTCGTTTATTCTGTCCGCTTGCTTTTCTATAGTTTTAATCCGCCTGTCGTCTAACGCCTGATAACCTGCTATCTTCTGACCCGCCTCATCGATGTATTCCAATGCAAGAATATATTCTTCTAACAATTCATCATAAGTTTCTGGAATATCATTATCCGTTTTAGCATAGACCGCGGCAGAGAAAAGCATTGTCAAGAACAAACCAAGGCATAATGGTATTATAATCACTAGTCCGTTTCGACGTAATTTATCAACTTTCTCCCGCCAATCCTCTGTCTCACTGTCAAGCTTAGTTCGGATTTCGTTTTGATTCTCAATATCTTCGCGAATTTCCAAGTTACGTTGTTTGATTCGTTCCTGCTCTTTTTGTTCCAACCAATCAGCGCCCCCAAACAGTCCCAACAATCCGCCACCAAATAAGGTTATCCACCGCCCAAAGCTTTTCCATGTAACCACTATCCCAATCACCGCTAAAATAAAAACAACCACCCAGAAGATGGTTTTGGTGGTTTTAAACGGGTCTGTAAAATTGGTTCTAGGTTTCATTTTTATTCTAATTCCCCCTTTTCTTTATGGAAAACATTTTTAATCCTGTATTGCCACCAAATACGATTCTACCCCCGCTGCAATCCCCTCGGCAAACCGTTCTCTTATCTCTGGCAAGGTTAAGAGTTTCTTTTCTTCTGGATTAGATAGGCGCCCGCACTCGACGGTAACCGCCGGCATATCGGTTCCCCGCAAAACATAAAACCCGGCTTCTTTAGTCCCCTGGTCTGCCCAGTCCGGGAACAATCGCCTGACCTCGCCATAAATTGCATTCCGGAGCATTGCCCCTGGCCTTGAGCCTTGGCAAGAATAAACCTGAAGCCCGCTTGTTGTCTGGTCATTTGTGTTGTTAATATAAATAGAAACAAATAAATCGGCTTTCATCTTGTTTGCAAAATCACAACGGTTTTGTATAGTGCTAAGCTTTCCTCTGTTTCGCGAAAGAAAAGACAAACAACCCTTTTGGGTTAGTTTCTGTTCTGTTCGCCATGCTATATCATATGCAATTTCATCCTCATGTGAAATAACCAAGGATCCTACTTCAGAGCAAATTGGGGTCAATACTTGTGGTATATCTCTTTCCCCTGAATCGACAATGATTTTATAGCTTTTCTGTTTCATTTTCACTTTCTAAATTTTCCTTTTGCTTATTTTTTAGGTTAAAACTTTTATTTTCTACAGCTTTTCTTACTTCGTTTATTCCAAACCCCAATCCCCCAGTCCCTAAAAGAGCAGTGATGATTGGCGCTACCTGCGTCCAAAGTTCTTTTAGGTCTGGGTGGTCAATAGAGAGACAGACAAGACCAACTACAAGGAATGTGACTAATAACATCGTCCAGATAACCAGGAGGATAGAGATTTTGGTTCCGGTTCTCATGTTCTCACCTCCAACCAAACCCGATGTTTTAGCCAACCAATCATAAATTTCTTACTAGCCGGCCTGTTTTTTATAATGCTTACATACCGATTCGCCCGCAAACAGTTAAACATCACAATAATTAAGCTCTCCATATCTCGTCTTGAGCGGAGAGCTTGGTTTAATGTTTGAAGCGTTCCGTTTCCCACAATGCCGTCTACCGTAATGACTGGCCACATTTGTCGGCCGGCGGGGTCGATGTTAATGAGGTTCAGAGACTCCTGTAATAATCTGCCACCTATTTTCGCCCCGCAATTCACATTACAATCAAAGATGTTTTCGGCTATGAGCTGGCTCTCTACCTCGTCAAGCCGAGCAACGTCCCAATAACTTGTTTTGTAGATGGCTTTTGCCGTTTCTACCGTTAGCAACCGCATGTCACCGATATAACCATGAGCCCTGGCGGTGGCTTCGGCGATCCCGTACTTCGTGGCACCGCCAGGGTCGGCTGGGTCGTTGACGTAACCGCCTTCCAGGGACAAGGTTTTCTGTACCGCTTTTTCAAAGTCTGCCATTATCTCACCCCTTCCAAAATCTCAAAACCAGAGTTAAAAGTGATAATCCCAAACTCACAATCGTCAAGGCGGTTTTAAAGTTGCGTTGCGTGGTTTCCAGCTCTGTTTTGAGCTCTGTAGTTTGTTCTTTGACCTGTTCCAGCTTCGGCTTAATTTCCCTGATGTCATCTTCGTTGTTTTCGTTCTTAGCACGCAACTCCACCAATTCCCGATCTTGCCGCTGGGACATTTGCATATACGCCTTGACCTCGCCGGACAGTTCGCTTATCCGGCTGCCCAATGTTTCTTTTAGGTCGGCTAGGGCCCGGAACATTTCATTCTTAAAATCATCGAACCTTTTCTCTTGGATCTTGTCTTCTGGCATTTTTATCAACCGCCTTTCTTTTGGGCATTAAAAAACCGCCCGAAGGCGGTTGGTTGGGAGTTCTGTATTCTACTATTTACTGCCAAGTTACCGTGTATCTATCTACAATAGGTTCTATTAAATATAAACCTTCAGGTAAATTAAAAAACAACGAACCAAGGTAAGGCTGAAAAGTATATGTTCCAGTATATTCTACCCCAATAGCAGTATTTTCATGGGATATGTCATATCGTCTCCAGCCGTTAATGTTTTCCTGGCAACTATTTCTTCCTAGTACTTTTATAATCGCTTGTTCGTGAGTAACATCTTCCCCGACTTGGAACGGATCGCTAACATAAATCGGGAAAATAAATCTTTTAATCTCTTTAGATGCAATTAATCCATTTTGATATTCTGTATAATCTTCTCCTGGGTACCATGTTGCGGTAGTCCAATCAATATCAAACATAGTAATTGTAGTTATATTATCTTCTAGAATTGTAAGAGCATCAACATATCCTAACTGTAAAGCTCTTCTGTTCTCAGCCGTTTCCGAACCATGAATTGCCACAACATACATTTTCGCATTGGTTGTAGCAGGAATTTGCAAAGTTATTATCCCTTGTGTTTCTGCAATCTCTCTCGTTACACTTTGGGAATAAGCTGCGTTTTCATCAGGATATACCACTCGAACGCCAGTATGAGTTACAATACTTGTGTCTTCTGGAATCTCGCCAGCTCTAAATCCTACTAAATTAGTGAGTGTTTTTTGTCCGCTTTTCATTGTTGCAAACTCTTCCCAATTGATGACAACACGAAGTGTCCCTTCTCCGGTTTTTTTCTTGCTTTTACATGCCGTAAAATTAAATAGAACAACTAAACACAACAATAAAATCCATATTTTCTTTAATTTCATTTTTCATCCTCCTTTCTATACATATTATACCATTTTAACTAACAAAACAACATTACTTTATTTTATATACTCTTTTTACTTATTGTGGTATATACTCAATGATGTACTCTTTTTTGGCTGCCATGGAATTTGTTATTATCCGGAAATGCGGGGTAGAGATAATGGCAACTCCCCATTTTACAGACCATTTAAATGGCAACGTCAATATATTCATCATAGCTTGCAACCCTTCAGCATCAAACTTTTCCATACACTCTATCCACTTTTGGCCTTCCTTTTTGCTTTCTTCGCATGTAAAAGAGCAAGACAAATGGGAAGTTATTCGTGGCCCTATATATCTAAAAGCTTGCATTGCTTCAGGATATATTTTCTTTAATATTATATGGGTATCAGATAATTTTTCAGCGCCTTCTGTCTTTTCTGCTGCTTGCCAAATTGGATCAATATATCCGGCCATCCAAACGGTGTCAAAGAAATCTCTACAACATTGAGGGAATCCAAGCAACTCTCCTATTATATTATGATCTGTTGCTTGTCCACGTGAAGCATTTCGAAACATTTCTGCATCTTCTATGGTTTTAGCCAATACCCCGTAAACAGAAGAATCCGGATCTTCCGGGTCTGTCGGAAAATGTTTATGAGAAAAACCATTATAATTCTTTGTTCGTTGAATCGGCAGCCATGCCAATCCGTTTCTGATGATTTTTTCTATACTTTTCTCGTAATCATATGGAGAAATATGCAGAGTAGCAGCTCGTCGATATCCCATCCTAACCATTTCAAATTCTGCTTCGTTGTGAATGGATGAAGCTCTTTTTATTTTTGGTTCCCATATCTCCTGTGCTTTTGGAGAATTATAAATAACACGTGTAAAAGGAAACAAATCCGCCATCTGAGTAAGTTCCATTTTATTTACACCCTCCTTGGTCTGCATGGTCTGCGTGGTAGTATCCAGGTTTACCTGGTATAGCCTGTTTGTATTTTTCGAATTGAAGGCCTTTGCTGTTATTTTGGTACACCATTTGTCTGGCCGTTTCTTTCCACGTAGACGGATTCCTTGTCTCAGCAGATAGGCTCATCGATTTAAAAGGCTCAATGTGCCAGCAATTCCCTTTGCGTTCATGATAGTCTTTTTGTTCATCTTCAACTTCAACCCCCGGAACCAAAACCACATTTGGCAATATCCCTTTTAATCGGTTCTCTATATATTTGAAACAAGCATAATACGCTTCGCAATATATTGCCCGGTTTCGCCAATCTCCTCCTGGTGTCTCCGATGGGCAAAATCCATAACATACCCGCCAATACCTGCAATCACTACATCCACCTTCATCTCTTGGGATAGAGCCTAAAATTTGATATCTTATATCCGAACACTGAGAATCCCATATAAAAGGCCGATCGCTGCCTGCGGTTTTCAGGCAACACGTTCTCGATCCATCCCCAAGGACAACTCTCGCTGCTTCCGTATGATAAAAATCACATTTGGTAAAAACACACGTCCCCATACCTAAACCAAGCAAATTATCTACCATATCACGAAACGGAAGATATGCTCGTTTCGAATCTTCTAGCGTATACTTGCAAAGCTCCAAGTATGTCTCTTTTGCTTCTTCTGGCGCAAGACCACACTTGTCTGAAATAGCTAAATTTAGGCGAATTGAAGCGACCCCAACATTACACATTTCCTGTAAGAAGCCTTTAAGAACCGGTAATCGTTCTTTTGTTCCGTTTGCTTTTGATATTACTATAATTAATCCAGGGGCAACCCCTTCCTTAACAAGTCTATATATATTTGCAATTGTTTTTTCTGTCATTTCTTTTGTTTTTTTCTCACTACCAGCCCAGCGGTATTCATTTAGCGGCCATCTACCGTCAATACTAATTCCTACCCCAGTCTTGTATTGTTTAAACATCTTAATATGATCCTCATCAATTAATGTCCCGTTTGTTTGTATTGAACTGTATCCTGTTTTTTCATGTGCTAGTTGCAATATTTTTTCTAATTCTGTCTTAGGTAAAAGCAAGGGTTCGCCTCCATGTGCACAAATAGAGTTTCCTCTTCCTTCGCACTCATAAATTGTTTCCGCTTGTTTAATAGCCTTATCTACGTCCACGCCAATATCGCTTTGCCAGTGTCTCGTATCTTGTTCGTAACAATATTTACACTGCATATTACATTTTAATTCAGGTTTTACCAAAACACTCAATGCACGTTTCCTCCTTATAATTGTTGAATTCTAGGAGTATCTAAATGTTGTACACTTTTATAATAATCACTCCAATCACTATGAGACTCATTTACCCAATCGGAATGATCTGAATAAATTCTGTCCGCATGGGGGTCTGGGCCGGGCAAGGAATCAGTCCAATTTGCATATATCCCATCTGTATAATCTGTGTACCCCCCACTGTCAGAATGAGCGGCATCACTGTGGGTGTCGCTATGAGGAGTGTTGTGATGATCTGTATATGTATCATCATAATGTTGATCAGTATAATTACTATGGTCTGTATATGTTTCATCGAAATGATGAACCACATCGTTATGTTGAGAATAATCGGTATAAACATCATCATAATGCTGGTCGGTATAATTGCTGTGATCTGTATATGTTGGTAAATCTTTGTAAGGTGTATCTGAATGTGTATCAGAATAAGGTGTATCACTATAATCTGAATGATTGCTATATGGTGGCGAATAATCATCATGAATAGGTATAGTATCACTATAATATGTTTCGTCAGCATGAGGAATATCCACTATAATAGTGTCACTATGAGCATCGCTATCATTATACTTTGTTTTATTTATTGCCGATGTATCACTGTGATCAGAGTGATTGGTAATTCTAACTTCCTTTGAGGAATTAACTATCCTTAGCATGCTGTCGTTTTGGTTAACAAAAATTGCTCCCGGAATAGCAGCGGTTGGGAAAACCCCTGTAGGATCAATATAATATAATCTTTTGTGATTAAGCTCATCAATATATGCAAGATAATTTCCCTCTACCCATATGCTCCCAGGGCTTCCAGCCACTACCCCCACATCGTTGCCTGTAATACTATATAACTTTCCGTTGTACTCCCACTTAATATCAGTTCCTTTTACTTCGAAATATGCACTCATGTTATCCCCACCTATTCGTGCCAACCGGAATTACTAGAGTTTTAGCTTTTACCATACCCTCAAAATCTGCGGAACCAGTTTCGCCAACAAGTCTAACCATAATTTTGGGGTTGTTAGGATCGGAAATGTCATATAATAGTAGGCCTTGCGCATCTGCTCGACCAGCGCCAGCACCGAATGTTAATGCTCCATCTGTCCCAATCTCTACTTGTTTTATAGCAGTAGGGTCCGTATATGGCTTATCATAGGTTCTTAAACTATCTTCATCGGACACGATCCTACCATCTCCGGCCACTAGTCTCCCCGCATACTCTGCATCGCCGTTATTTACATCGAAAAAGTACATAGCCTTACCATCACTTGCGCGTACCCACTTTTCACCTTGGTTGTTGATAGTGAGAGAACCGCCTGTTCCTTGGACGCTAACAGGCCTCGCCCCAGCATCAATCTGCTCCCTCGGGTCAAAAAACGGGGCGTCCAGGGAGTGCCAGGCTTTGACCTGTTCTAGTGTACAAGTGGGTTTGATACAAAACATTTTAATGGGACTGCCCCACCACATTGTTTTACTCCCCCACGTTCCAATGTTGAAATGGTCTATCGCAGATAAATCCGGAAGCGAGGCAGGATCGGCATATCCTATTAATTCCCCATCAAAATAAAGTTCTTTTTTATGTCTACCAGGAGCTGGATTGTGATTCATATAAACAACAATATCGTGGTCTTCATCATCTAGCCATATATCTCTAACACCAAGCTGATCGCTATTTTCCCCCAAAGGATCTACTGTCCAAAAGTATAACCCATTAGTGGGTTCTGTTGTACGCAGGACAAATGTATTTGCGTATGGACTTTGCAACGGATCGGTAGAAGCACTAAAAAGATAGCTAATGGCTTGTGAGTGCACTGGCCTTTTTGCCTTTATTAATACTGCAATTTCATTCATGCCACTTATGACAGATGTCGAATAAGGTAACGCCCCAGGGAGACGAGTGCCTTCGGTGAAGGAGGTGCAATAAGACCCCTCCTCTGCCATTGGTTGGTATACAATAAGGTCTAATGAATCCTCTATCTCTAATGTTCTAAATTGGATCTGTAAATGGCTTCCACTGACAATTGCGGGTACTATTAATTTTACTTTTTTAACTTCTCCAGGCAAAACATTGTCTGTGATAAACCCTCTATTAGCACCAACTTCTACTGTTTTTTGACCTATGTTTTTAACTAAAACTTGGACCGCGAAAGTTTTATTATCTAAGTAGGCTGTGTCTGTAGAAACTACTCCATAATATTTAATCCGGTTAGTTCCACCACTAAGTTGTAACCTTGTAGCTTTATTAGTTCTCCATTCTGGCACAACAATATCTTGTGTAACAATTGCTGCAGAATCCATATATGTAGACCAGCCCACTCCATATTTAAATAGCTGATTAGCTACTGGAATTAGATTCTCCGTCCCCTCTTCCACCGCCACCCCACCTTCAGGAAGCAGGGTAGCACAAAGGGAGCCATCATCATTGTAAATTAATCCGTAATCTGTTCGTACTAATGCCATGTTATCACTCCATTCCTAGAGGCTTTAAACCTTGAGTGCTGAGCAGGGAGCCGTCAAAGCGAAATAGTGTGTCGGTTGGGCTGATGGCTAGGGGGATGGGGGCGGAACTGCCGCCGACTTTGATTTTGTCTGCCTCAATGCTAATAATTTTCGCGCTATCGATAAAAGCCTCTTTTACCGCCGCCACATAAGCCTCAATGCTCCCGGCCGCGAAATGATCAGCTACCAAAGACTGCGCCGCAATTTCTGCTGCACCAATAGCCCCAGCGGCGATCATGCCAGCGGTGATTTTGCCTACTAATTGTTCGGTCGAGACGCTGTTGTCCCATTCTGTGCCGGTCGATCTGTAGAGCTGATGGTCTGTAGACAGTACCACCAAGCTATCTGCCGGGTATTCATCACTCGGTAATTCCGGCAACTCATCCACAATCTTCGGGAATGTTACGTTTTGCGCAAAAGCCGCCACTTCATCAATGGTCCGCGTCCGGGCCAAGACAGGAGCGCACTTTTCCCCTTCGCCTAATATGTCGAATGCCGCCACTTGAACCAGGAATGAGCTTTTGACCTCGGCCTGGTAGGTGATTCGCTGAGGTGTCGGGTACGTTGTTACCTGCGTGTCGCCGTTCGGATTGCCTTGAGCGTCGCAAGGTGTCATGTATAGGTTGTAACCGAGGATGTCGTTATCGGAAACGGGCCGTATTTCTATCCAAAGTGAGCTGAAAAACTCAGTGATAATTGGTTGGGGCGGAGTAGACGGAACGGCATTCTCTACAATTTTCGGCGTCGCGTTTTTACTGTAGTTCCCCGATCGGTCTTTTGCCTTCATATAAAACGTATATTGCCGTTGCGCTGGCCTGTCTAACGTAAAGCTCAACCCTTTGCCCCGGTAAACCAAAAACTCATCATCGCTGCCAAAATTGGCATTAAACCTAACTTCGTACTCGTCCAAATCTGTATCCGGTACCGAATTCCAGCGCAAAATAACCCTATCAATAAAAGAACAATCTGCCCAGGTGACATCAGAGGGTTCAACATCCTTCCCAGCCACAGTGATCTGTCCGGTCGCCGCCAAGCTAAAATCCTGTTTTATACCGTGGTTGTTTTCGGAGACAACCCGCACCTTGTATGTCCCCGGGGCCAAATTATCAATAAGAAATTCTGTTCCTTCAACCCGCTGTATAAAATGCCAAGTCGCGCCTTCATCGCTAGATACATAGATAAGACCCGCTCTCCAGAAAATATTGTTCGGCTTGTCCCAAGCTACTTTAATTCCCGGCACCCATGTTCCGTCGCCAAGAATTTTAGCCTGTTCAATCAAAGACAAATTCATAACACTGGCCGGGAACGCAAACGGATTTGGTAATTCCGTATCTTTTTTAATTTGCCGTACCACTCCGTCATCGGAATATACTGCAATGTTATATTCCTGACAAATCAGGCGCATTTCGTCGTTCTCTAATTCATGGATCTCTAATACTCGGAATTCCTTCTCCACCCAACCCGGCGCTTCATGGGTAACAGCAATAATATCTCCAGCTTCACACTCTAAATCATTTATGCCTACCATAAACTGGCAAAATGTATTACAAAACCAGGACTTCTTCTGGTAGAATCTAGCCATTCTGCCGGCTTGAGAAAATCGGCTTATACCTAAGAGCGGGATCTCTATCTCGTTAATCCTATTTTTACGAATATCACTATCTAAACTGTACTGAGCAAAAATTTTCTCCCAATGTTCATCCGGATCAATATATTGCACTTTTACTCGGTTGTATATGTCTTTCCGGCTTGCTTTGGAATAAGAAAAAGAATTCTCAATGATATTATCCATATCAAAGTATTGTGTCGGTGCCCCCGGCCCGTCTGTATTAAGGCGAATCTCTCCTTGAGAATATATGAGAAACCCGGCAAAAGTGGCCAGCATTTCTTTTATATAGTCTAAACTAGATTTTTTGGCATCTAACACATAATCAAGCTGGAACCTTTTTTCTTGACCACCATTGCCATCAGGGACAAGACCGTTGCAATGCTCCGCTGTGTTAATAAAACTGTCCAGGTCAATGAACTGCTCATCAATGCCTAATCCATATCGGTTGTTGGTAAGAAAATCAAGAATACACCAAGCGGGATTGTTATTGTAAGATTCTGTCCAAGAGCTACCGTTCCATACTTTTATTATTCTGCCTTCGACGATGGAGGTAATGGTAGGGCTGCCTGAAAGAAATTCATTTGCTGTTAATTGAGCAGAAATGTAAGCTAAGTAAGGAAAGGTTTGCCCTTGATCATTGATAGGATCTGCTGTTTGAGTCCTCTCTCCTAATTTAACGCTATGAGAAATTCCTCCAACCTCTAGCCCTAACTCAATAAGCCCAATATCATTACACTTTATCTCATTAATTGATTTAATAGGGCCTTCAGAGACACCTATTTGCAACGCTATTTTTTCATCTTTATCGCCTGATATCTTTTCGAATATTGTATTGCCTGCTACACGGTTACGCCCGTAAATCACAGGCACAGCAAGTTCATGGCTACGAGTATTGTAGGTAGAACCAAATGAGTATGTAGGGCTTGACCCTGAACGAGGTGCAAACAAACTGTACCCAAGAGCTGCACCCTTGACAGCTCCAGCAGGGCCGCCAACAATAAACCCAATAAGGCCCCCGAAAATAGTTCCGGCTGCTTGTGCTACACTACTCAAAGTTTCTCACCTGCCTTGTGTCGTTTTTATCTCTGTCATTCTGTATGCCGCATAAAAAAACCGGCTATACCTTTTTAGCCGGACTACCGACGAACAATCATTCTCGCGAATGTGGATAAAATGGCTACGACTTATCATTACTCCTGCGTGTCTCGGTATTTCTTTAAAACAAAAAACGACCACATCAAGTGGTTGTAGTTCTGTAATATTAATTCGCTGGCCATATTGTTCAAGCCCCTTAATAAATCTTTCTGGTTCGGTATTATACCATTTCGGATTAATTGGTTGGCCATCATCATTAGGAAGTTCTATTCCTGCATCCTTTAAAATCAAAAGCATTAAACCTAGACAATCAACCCCATTTAAATCTCTGCCATTATGCCTAAACGGAAGGCCCAGATACCTTCTGGCATTAATCTCACCTGGCAACTTCTCTCACATCCCTAATCCGCGGGATAGACAAGAACCCGCCATAATAATTTGTATTATTCCAGTACTGGCAACCATGAGCAGTATCAAACCCTTTATCACAACCGGCTTCCAAGATATATTCAGTCCCTGCCGGCACCTCAATATAAAATGGATATTCCACTCTAACACACCCAGTCCCGGACTCTGTTACTACCCTGCTTTCCTTACCAATTGTTATCATCCCGAATTTCCAATAACCAGCCACCTCGGTAAGCACCGCATCATAGATTGTCATCCTGTCAACAGAAACGCTGTCTACCGTCCCGTTTTTTGGTGCTATTACCTTCCCGCACTCTTCGCCTCCGAATCCGCTTGGCCAAGAACATTGCACTTCATATGTTCGCCCCGGAAGTTCGCGGTCAAGGGTATCTAGTTTCGAAACAACAGTAACGGCCACAGTATATTGATCTACTCGTGGTTCGTCCATGATACCGTCAAATATTACAACATAGTTATTTGGATCATCAAGACAACCAAGAAACACTTTCCAGATTACCAACCGGCGACCTTGAAAATCGGTATTTGCAATATAAGCCGACATCTCACGATTAACATTGCTAATTTGAACTTCTGTCTGGTCTACTTTGGTTTCTATGTTTGTTTTTACAGCAGCACGACTAAGATCCGCTGCATAATAAGTGGCTGAGTTGCCCTGCTCATCAAAGAATTCAATGTTTTTTGGGCACATTGCAAAATATAATGTCTGTTCATCCAAATATACCTGGTAAATTTCTACCGGGCAATTAAATTCTTTTTCTTTTTCAGCAAACAATTCTGGAGTCAGGGTTCGCGGCATTTATATCACCTCGATTAACGGCAACCCAAATTTATAAATGAGATTCATGAAAACGTCCCTTTCAAGGGCATCAGTATTAAACCTAACTTTTACTGTTTCGGTTACCCCATCATCACGTAAATAATCCCATTCAAATGTTTCAAACTGGCCTTTTCTTGCTACAAAGAAATCCCAAATTTCTGTAACTTCAGTCTTAGATATATTTTCTTTTTCAAAATACAGCCTAAAAGTACGTCGAGGCAGCCCTTTGGACCGCCTCTGTTCTTTGCCACTCTCAAATTTAGATATTAAAGTATTAAAGACAATCCCATCTTGATAAGCTCTGTTAGCTTTCCATGTAAATTTGGGCAGTGCCATAATAATCACTCCCATAAACAGTTCTTTTGATTTGATTATTTAGTATATCGTTTAATCACTTGTCTTAAATGCCCGTCGCTTGCAATATCCCCGGCTACCACGCTAGTAATGGCCTCGGGGTTGCTCCGTACCAACTGAACGAACGAAGCCGCGTCAACAGCTTTAATATCAAAAATATTTGTTATTTCAGTTTTTCCATATTCTCCGGCTTCAAACTTTTCGTTCTGACTACGAGAAAGGATCCTTTCACCTGTAAGCACTTTAATTACTCGTTCGTCAGAATTCAAACCAGGAACTGCCCCAACCGTCCCTCCAGTATGATATGGCGGCAGATCACGAATAAGGCCTTCTGGGGTTACTAGGGCACCAACGTGAGCTGAACCTAAACCAATACCGCCCAAAACCCAATCAACAAAAGGTTCAATAATACCTTTTTTAACAATCATTTCAGCCAAATAGTCTAAGATACGCTTAAAAACATCGCCAACTTTTTCGCCTTTAGTAATGATGTTTGTAAAGCCATCGATCGTACTGTCTTTAAAGTTTTCGAAAATACTTCGAGCATCTTCAATTTCGTAACCCATATCTACAAACATATCCACAAACCAGTTAGTTTTGTCTGCCTCTGCTCCAGCCCCTCTAAGCAGATTGGCCATTTCCCGAAGTTGTGCTGCCACTTCTGGCAAAACGCCGTCTTTGCTTGCCATTTCCTCTAGCTTCTGGGCAAGTTTTTCCCAAGAAGATAGTGCTGTTCCTGTCATTTTAGTCAATTCTTCTTGAGCCTGTTTAAGAAGTTCAGTAGCTTCCTTGTTGTTCTTTTCGGCAGTAGTAACCTCATCTTGTTCCTTGGCTAATTTACGCATAGCATCGGCCATTTCGAGCAACTTGTCACGGTTTAGTTCATCTAATGCAGCTTGGGCTTCAAGTTGTTGGGCAAGAACTTCTAGTGTGCTTAATTCCCTGTTTTGCCAATCTGTAAGTTCTGATTGAGCTTGCTTTAACAGATCAGTTGATTTTATAGTGTTATCAATTTCTTTTTTTAACGCTTTGTACTCAGCTATTAAGTCTTGTATTGACTCATCCATCGGATCAATGCCGCTCGCCAAAGCATCAAGGATAACATCTTTAAAAAGTTCTAGTCTTTCCCCATTAGCATCTATTTCATCACCAAAAACCTTGGATTTATCATCTATCGCATCAAGGGCTTTGAAAAGGTCTTTTTTCGCTTGGTATAAATTAAAAGTTTTTTTCTTAGCATCTTCCGCAGATTGAGTATATTCTTTATAGAGCTCAACCAGGTTCCCCATGGAGGTATTGGTAGGGTCAACTCCCTCTTGAACCAGCTCTATAATTGCGTTTTTGAGTATGCTAGCCTTATCCGCTGCCACATTAGAAGTATCATCAAAAGCCGCCGCTATCTTATCCACCATGTTAAGTTCAGCTTCTAGCGCAGTCACAAACTTAGTAAGATTGAAAACGCCGCCGCTACCATCGCCATCACCGTCATCATCCCCACCGCCGCCACCACCGCCGCCAGTTTCCCCTTTTAGTTCTTTAATTTTGCTGTCTATTTTATTTAGCTGGCCTTCGGTGTCTGCTAGTTTCTTGTTCAAGGTCTCTACATCTTCGGCAGCCTTTACAGCTACCCCACCGATACGCCCACCTTCGAGGGTAGTTTTGGCATAAGGGTCCCCAGCTGCGGCCATCTGTTCTAACTTTGTCCTGTTCTCTAACTGTCTCTTTATTCTGTCGCGTTCTTCTTCAATCTGTTTCTTTTTGGCCAATGCTTCCTGGAGGTCAGATATTTCGCTAATCTCTTTTTTAGCTAGCTTAGCATTTTGGTAAATGGTATAGAGTGCGGCGCCAATCGCTACAACCCCAGCAAGTACAACTCCACCAATCAGGAATGATTTAAAAGAAGCGGAAAGGAACGTCACTGCGGAAGCTGCTGCTGCTGAACCGGCTTTTGCTGCTACCAACGCTTTAACAAGATTAGTGAAGAATGTTATTATGCCACTCATTCCAAATAAGCTAAAGGTCTTTTTCAGAACACCAAAAGCAACATTTAAAGCTAGTACTGCCGCGGTCAAAGTAATTACGACAGAAAGCGTTTTTCTTATTGGGTCAGGCAAAGCGTTAAACCCATCTGCCAACTTCCCGATTATATCAACTAAAATTTCTATACCATCAGTCAATACCCCAATCCCATCTGCTGCAAAATCGCCCATTCTCTCTAGTCCCACAGCTAATTTCTGTTGCATTCGTTCCCATTGGAATCCTAACTTGTTTATTCCGTCAGTTTGTTCTTTAAAAGCTTTATCTGAAGCTCCTGAGGAATTTTTAACTTGTTCTAGCTTCCGCGCAAAGGTATCAGCTTGACTTCCGGTTAACGAAAATACAGCAGTCAAAGCTTCAGCTCTACCAAATAGACTAGCTATGGCTTCTTCAGACCCATCAGTCTGTGCTATCACGGCTTTAAGCGCCCCCACTAAACCCTTGTCACTTAATAATGCAGAAGCCGAATTATAACCTAGTTTTTCTATAGCGGTAGACATCGCATCTGTTTGTTTCAAGAAGGCTCGGAGGATAGCCGCTGACTGGGTTGCTACTTTTGCCGTATCTCCTGTTACTCCGGTCAACGTGGCAAACAAATTCCACATTTCTTCTTGTTCCATATTCAACTGCGCCGCAAGAGGAGTCACCATACCTATCGAGTGGGCCAGCTCTGGGAATGTTGTTTGTCCTAGTTTTAGGGTGATAAAGGCAAGGTCAGCAGCTTTTTGCGTAGCTTCGGCAGAAATGTCGCCATAAGCTTTCGTAACAGCTGATGTAAGGTTGATTGCATCGGTAGTCTCGGCCAATCCAGCTTTGGCGGCTTTGGCATTAATGGTCAGCTTCTCGGTTGTGTCCGCAGTATCGCCAAAAGCGGAAACTAATTGGTAAGCTCCCCGTGCTAGGTCGGTAGTAGATTTTCCCACGGTGATAGCGGTATCTTGAACCTCACGCTTAAGCTGTTTTAATCTGTTAACATTGCCAGGAATAAGCGTTCCAATGTTTGCTATCTCTTTATTCATGTTAACTGATTTCTTAGTTAGCAATCCCATAGTGGTTATAACCGAAGCACCAACCGTACCCCACTTTTTACCCCAACTTACCAGCGTACTTTTATGGTCTTCAAATTTCTTACTTGAATCCCGGAGAAGTCCCTCATTTTCTTTCATTACATTTTTAAATTCAGTATTCTTTGCTTTGATGTAATACAGCATATTTCCTAAAGAGAGTCCTGTCATGCCACCCTCACCTCGCCTTCCTGGTCTGCGTTTGAGCCATCACTTTTTGCAGTTTCTTAAGTCGTTCAAAAGAATCTTCCTGAGATTCCTGTTGGTTATTTTGTTGTAAGGTGTCCTGGTCACTAGTTTCATTTTTCCTTTGGCCCTCGGGTCCCTTTCCTCTCAAGTACTCGTGTATCTGTTTTAATTCGCTTGTAATACCATCTATTAACTCTTCTTGCAATCCATCTTCCCCTTTTAGCCATGGCATTACCGGGGCCATCAATGTATAGAGATGCCCGGTCAACTCTTTTTCGCGTTGCCGGGCACGTTCGATGCTAGCTTTTTTAAGAATATCTGAAACTTCGTCAGGATAAATCTCTTCCAATACCTCGTTTTTAGACATCTTTGTATACCTAACAAGTTCCCAAACCAGGTCATCAAAAACCTGGTCTTCGTCTATTTCTTGGTTCTGGGTTTGCTCTGTTTCTTTGTTGTTCCTGTTGCCTTCGAAATCCCCGGATTCGCCGTCCGGGGTATCAAGTTTTTTCCTTTTTCTATGGCCCCTAACAGGTTGTTGACTTCGATAATCGCTTCCACAAGGTCAACAGCTTCATCAATCCCGACATGTTCTTTTAAAAAGTCTACTTCTAGTTCAGTTCCCATCGCCAAAAGGTTTATAAATTCATCAGCGGCCATATCCATAATGTCCGGAATCATTGCAATCATATCCATGTAAGACAATGATTCAATAAATTCTTCAGAATCATCGATCCCTTGAGATTCCAGAAACTCTGGTAGCAGTTTAAAAAGCTTCTTTATTGAGTTGATTATCTGTTTCCATCTGCCTAAGCCAGCTTTTTTAACATATATCTGTTGAGTTTGCTCCTGGCCGGCTTCGTCTAAAACCGTTATTTCAACTACCTTGATTCGCGGTAGTGCTTTGCTCATCTCATGTCCCTCCCTATGTTTTTGTTTTTAAAGTTTCGATGAATACCAAAAAGAGCCCCCAATAAGGAGGCTCTTTTCTTAAGATTAATCTATTTATATTCCAGTATCGCCTTGGATAGACGGATCTCCAAGCGTAAAGTAGTTTTCGTCCGCCGGTTTCGTTGGGTCTGGCATAGCAATAAATTGAACGTTAGCAATTCGTTTTCCTTGTCTAGAATAAGCAAAGTTGATTGGTCCTGGTTTTGGATAACATTTATGGACAGTAAGATCGCGGCTTAAATCCGTTTCTCCCTTATTAATTGGGTGAAGATTCAAGATTCCTGCAAAATCAGAAAGCCTCTTCCCTACTGCTTTACCGACAACTAATTTCTTTTCTTCATTAAGGCCCGCCACGAGTTTCGCCCAAGGAATTATAGTAGCAAGCGTATCTACATCAGTGTAAAGTAGTGGAATCGTAACAATCAAAGCATCATCAATAACAATTTCATCTACCTTGCCATCTTCCTCGGTTTCGAGAACAAAAGTTTCTATAGAATAATTAAATTGAGTGTCGCCTTCTGTCCTGCCCAAATACTGTTCTTTAAACCTTGTTGCGCACGGCCCAAAGTCTACCTTTTCTACGGCAATCGGTTCTAATCCATTCATTTTGTCACGCCCTTTCTTTTAAACTAACAATCTAGCGAAGCTCACACTCTCAAAATTAGCGAAGCTTCACAATACTAAATTTCACCCGAATAGACATATAATGTTCACCCGGAAACTCTGGATCAAAAAGTGGTCCAAGAGGTTCCTGGACCACAAGATTGTAATTGTTATATCCTTCAATATTTAGTGGTTTATCATCAAACAAACAAACCACCCGATCGGCCACTGGGCCCATTTTTTCAACGGCCGCATTCCCGCTCTGATAATTATCGTAATAAAAGTTTATTAGCAAAGTGCCGTTATGGTTTTTTGAATACGGGTCACGAGGGGCAGAAAGAACATGGATAGTAAAGCAAGGATTTGTAGCATTTGTGGGTTTGCGGGGACCTTTAATTACGTTAACTGTATTGTTTAACAGTTCGGCAAGGGTAGTCTCGCCAGGAATATTTTTGTCATCAAGAAGCCGAACCATCACCGGTGTCAGGATTTTATTTACATCCATTTTTACCGTGCCCCTTTGCGTTCATAATATCGAATATATGCTGCCGAAGCGGCTTGTTCCAAGTCAAGCTTTTCTACTGCCAACTTTCCGGCAAAATATCTTTCTATCATAGGTTCCATCCAGTCAATGCTCCCAGTAATAACCCAGTAGCCTTTGGTTTCCACGAACACCCCATAACACATCCCCACAGAAAGACAGCCTACAAAGTCGTCCCCCTCTATCCTTATAACTGGCGTTTCGTTTTGAGGGACAAGGGCTTTTAGTGTTTCGGAAGGAGTGTCTTCTGGCCATTCTCTCATGGTATCCATGTTTACTGAAATAGAGTTCCTTAAATTGCTTGTTCGGTCTGTGTAAGGGCCATACTGTTTGGCATAATTCATCATTGCTCGAAGAATATATTCTAGTGCATCTTGTAACGCTCGCTCTTCAGCCGACACGAACTTAGCCGTCATTTTTAACGCTTCTTCAATTCCTTCAAACCTAACATCGATGTCCAAAGTATCAACCCCTCACCGTTTAAAGCTCCTCTTTGAGCGCCGCTCCATATGCTGAACCATAGAACCCCGGGAACACTATTCGGTATCGTTTCTCTTTTCCACTGGGTCCCGCAATTACAATATCCCCACGTTCCAACTCCGAAAACCCTTCCTCAAAGGTGATATTGTCCGTTCCTACCCACATGGTCCATTCGCTTTCATAAGTTGTCTGGACTGTGGCCGCCCGTTCTCGTCCGGACTTCGGTAGAATATTAGCATTAATGATGGTTGCTATTGTTCTTTCTGAAGCATCAACCCAGTTATGATTCTCGTCATAATGTCCTTCGATTAACCGTTTTACTGTGGTATTTACAGAAGCAGGTGTTTTTGGAGTTCTCACTTTAATACACCTTCTTTAATGGGATGGAAGAGGTTTTGATTCCCTGTCGCGCTATCTTTTCGTAATATTTGATTGCGTTGTCGAGGTCTTCGTAAGTAAAGACAGCAAAAGACCGAAGTCTCTCTGGGTTTGCTCGGACATTGTTCAGACAATGGGCTGCAGCCTTGTAGATATTGCCACCGGCGTCTGCAAGAAACTCTTGAAGGTCCGTGTCGGTAAAAACGATGGATTCTTTGTCCCAAATCAGGAGGCGAAGTTTGGCAAGCTCATCCATGAGTTATCACTCCCCGCCCTCTCCCGAATCTTCTCCATCCTGCCCGATTAAAGCTTCTTCGATAACTACAATCAATTCTTTTTTGGTAAGCCTATCCACTCCAGTAAGCCTAAGCCCTAGTTCTTTAGCGCGATCGACAAGCTCTTGTTTTGTGAGTTTTTCTAATTCGTCGGCTAATTCGCCGTCAGCTTTCGGGGGTTCAGAATCAGGGATTTCTTCTATAACATCTGCCACCAAATCGTTCTTTCGATACCACTCTAATTGGTCGCCCGGAATAACAATAACGCTACCCGCTGGTTTGGTTTCTTTGGCATTAGTTAGTTTTTGGGAAAGTTTAATCCTATAACCCAACATTACAAATCCTCCTTTCTTATTAAAGAAGAAACATGAAGAGGGAAGTCGGCTAGTGACTCCCCTCTATATTTTTATTATTTGTTTCTTATTGTTTGTTTATCTTTTAGGCGGCAACGGTTAGGATGTAAGTCTGGTCAATAGACTCGAAACTAGGCAGCAGAATTGCCGATACCAACGTAACAACGTTTACCGGATGAACTTCTTTGTAAGTGGTAATTGCAACTCCAGTATTAACAATTTTCACGTCAGCAGCGCTCTGGCCAGTAGTCAAATCAGACTCTTCCGGAGTAGTCCCGTACCAAGTATTCCCAAGGGTGCCAGGAGGCAGGAAAGTAAATTTATCATCCGGATAGAACTGATAGGCAGAGGAACCATGAACATCAAGGCTGTATTTTTTGTTATAGATAGCTACGCTGATTCCGAACTTATCTTTTAGATACTGCCGCACCATTCCGTCAGTAATAATCCTATTAGTGTCACCAGAAGGATTCATGTCAAGCTTAATGAATTTATTCCCCATCAAGTAACCCCATGTCTTCCTGGAACAAATTGCTTTGTCAGGACGAACTCCAGTCCTTTCCTCAACATCATCCATAATCCGCTGAATATCACTAATAGGTTGTGCGGTATCAACATTCGACCACATAGCCGTATCCGTAAGGGTTTCTTTGTTGTCTGCAGGTAAATTGTAATCATAGTCATAATTCACCCGCTCGCCATCGGTCTCCGCAGTGATCTGGATTTTCCCGGTAGAGAGAAGTTGCATTCTCATCCTTTCAGCGTTAACCTCCGCACCATCCACTAGGTTTCCGGCATCGTCGAAAATCTTATTAAAGATGGGTCGAATCATCTCAATGTTTTTGCTGCCAAGGAATTTGTTGATTTCCTGCCTGTCTTTTTCTCCAATCCTCATAGACTCACGGAAAAACGGCATCTCGGTTTCCACCTTTTTGAAGCCAATCCGATCACGGACGGTCGCTTTGGCATCAAAGGTAGAAGGTTTTAATGCGACCGGCAAACCTTTAGAGCCTTTGATCCAGCTTAAGTCAAGACCAAGTTTCTTCTTAGCCGGCCAGAGAGTAGCGCCTAAGTATGGGATCTTATTAGAAGCACTTTCTGCGTAATAAGCCGCTATCTCGTTAGCATTAACATAATCGTAAATGCTTTTCATCTTATCTCACCTTTCTTTGTTCTTTTTAGTATAAAATCAAACTATCAAACTGAAACAGATTGAATTGATTCTGGTTGATTATTTAATGAAGAAAATCTGTTTCAAAGCAGTCACGGCCTCTTCACAAGGAGCTTCCGGCAATTTGTCTAGTGCAATAAACCCATGGATGACCATTGCCGCTGCAGCTGGACCATAAGTGACATCAACATCATTCAGCAAGACACCTTCTGCCGCTGAGCCATCGACGGTCTGTGTATTTTTCTCAACTACAGGTTCCGTCAGGTTGGCCATTACCGGCAACGCTTTCCCGCCAACAACAGTCCCAGCTTTAACGATCTTCTTGCCGTTTTCGTCTGCCACAATGTCAGTGTCATCTACCGTAACAGTCATCGCCACATAATGGTCAGGAAATTTGAGAATATCTTTTTTGTTGACATACGTAGTTTCTACGAACTTAGACATATTTTAATCACTCCCCAAAATAGTTTTTCTGATGATCAATTGCGCTCTTCTCTGATTGAGCGCTTTTAGCCATCTCTTTTCCAAAAGAACCTTCTTCCGGAGTATTTTTCCCGCCCGCCGGATTAGTTGGGCCAGGTCCCCAAGGTGTTTGTTGTTGTTGCTGCTGTTGGCCTCTAACTTCTCCGAATAAATCCGGCTTGCTTTCTTTGAGCTCTTCAACCAGCTTTTCAGGGCCAAACTTCTTACCATCTTCGACTAAGATGTTACCATCTTTGTCTGTAGCAACCAAAGATCCGTCCTCGTTAACCTTGATTCGGTCGTAAAGACTGTCTTTCTGTGCCAAGAAATCAAAGTAATCTGGATCCTTGACACCGGCTTTGGTCGCAGCCAATTTCAGTTCGTATTCTTTTGTGAGTTTAGCCTGGTTAGCTTTGCTGGCTTTTTCAAGTTCTTCGATTTTCCCCTCGAACTCCTTGACTTTGGAGGGGTCAAGTAAACCCTTCATCTTCTCCTGAAGCTCGCCAATTTCAGCTTCATGAACCTTTTGTTCCCTGGTTAGCCTTTTCGATACGATTTCATTAACCTGTTCTTGGGTGAAAAGGTCTTTAGTGTCTACCTCTTTTGGCCAGTTGTCGGTAAACACCTTTTTAAAATCGTCGGCTTCCAGTTTCGCTTTGATGTCGTCAGAAGCAACATCAACCCCAAGTGCTTTAAGGATTTTTAATAGTTTTTCCATAAATAATTCCTCCCGTTTAACGCCCGGTAGGCTTATTGTTTTTGTTATCCGGTTATAGCTCGTCAGCTTTTAAGACAATTTAGGCAGTAAAGTAAACATAAAAAACCGCGTTTCAGTTTAACGTCGTGAACGCGTGTTGGACATGGTATATTTATTTTTGATGAGTGCCTTCCACGCCTCTCTTCTCTCTCCCCATTGTCCTTTTTCTTAACCACAATAAGGCTTCTTCTAGCTTCATAATAGCCAAAGAATTTTCTCTACAAGCAAACTCCGATTCCTGGAAATGTTCAAGCCTAGTAATCACCATTGCAATTAAATCTTCGTTGCAAACCCCGTTAACCCCACATTCCTTAATAGGACCTTTTTGAAAATTCACCTCTGATAAAATTTCTAATGAATTTCCGGTTGGTCTTACCTGAAAATGATGCGGAGCATTGTATTCCATTTCCTTCGGCTCTTCATGCCAGACCTCGGTGTATTTGTTAGTTAATAGGTCATGCTGTAGCTTTTCCATTGATCATTCCCTCCTTTCATTTTCGTTATAAAACTGTGTTAGTTTTACGTCATGCACGTTCGGACAAGTTGTTTAAAACCTCTCTCACTTAGTCAGCCTGTGCTTTCGATAAACTTAACTACCTTCTTAGGGATTTTGTCTGCGCTCGGGTAGCTTTTTGATCGCGCTCTATGAGTTCGGACAAACACCCCTTGATTATCTCTCATCAACCCAACACCTACAGAACTGGGATTCCCTCCAAATTTAGTTTTAAAATTCGTGCGGTCTTTTGCTGTAGGTGGTTTGTAATTTTTCTTAGAAATGTCGATCCCTCCTTATATCGCATTTAGACATAATTAAACCGCCTTAGCTGGCGGCTAGAGCTGCTTTATTCAAATATTCAGCAACCTCTTTTAGGTTGTCAAAAACCTTGCCCCCGTTTCTCTGAACCATTTGGGCTACTGCATCCAGGGAACGCAATTGTCCCTCGTCAAACCCATCTTTAAGTACACAAAAGACAGTTTTCTCCGGTCTTTTGTTACTGTCGTCAACTGCTTCTGCAATAGAATAAACCCCAGCCATCTCTTTGGTAACAGTGTATAGAACATAGTCGGCGGTTTCTCTTTCCTTAACTTCTCGTTGTTGACATTCTGGGGTCCAATCATCAACAACCGGGTTAAAGTAGTCAATATTGAGTGTTAGAATTAAATTGTCTCGCCATTGCGAATTGTTGCAAGTTCCACCCAAGAAAACTTTTGGCATTATAACTCGCCTCCCCTCAGGCCCTTAAAAACTTTAATGTCGTGGCACGTATGAACAGTCTGCGGAGTTATTCTCTCATCCAATGTTTACGGGCATGGTTGAACGAATTAACCCACCTTGGTGCAATATGACAACGTTATCTATAAACAGCTGATACAACGCCATCCCTAAAACCATCATGTCGTCGCGATCAATGCTAAGATTATAAATGTCATTTATTGCCTCAATAACCTCGTGCATGAAGATTTCTCCATGACGCTTTTTCAATGCACTGTCTAGGCTAATTTTAAGCTCTCTTGGACAATATTCTCCTCCGTGCTCCCTGTCGATAGCAATGTTGCCTATAATTTCTACTTTGACCTCGTAGGGACCGATTTTGATTTTATCTGGGATATTCATGATATTCATACGTAGCCCCCTTGCTTTCCTCAAAACAACTCTCTAAATTTATACTCCGAATTCTCTGTTTTGAATGTAATAAACCGCCCTTCTTTTTTTGGTTCCTCTATTGATTGTGAAGTTAGAAACCCATCTTCAATACGGCCATCTTCTCCCAGTACAATAAATTCCAATCGATCGCTATACTTCAGACTCCCGCTTTGGCTTTGCATTCGCAAAAACCGGACAGCTTTGCTCTCGGGCGGACCAATGCTAATCAACGTTGCAATCATTGTTTTGGTCTTTTTAATCCGTACCATTCGTACCATGTTTACCTCAACTCCCCCACTCCTTTATCCCAATCTTTTTAAAAATGTTTTTTGGAAATGTCTTCACAATATTTGTCGTTAATTCGTTCCGTCAAAACCTCTTCACAATCATAACAATAAATTTGTGCCATAAAGCTTCCTTCAGTTTCTTGGACAGAGATTTTATGGCTTTTATGTTTAATTAAATCGTTGTAATTCATTGCATCCCTCCATAATTAAAATTTACTGATACCTGGTATTCAGTAATGGTTATAATAATAACAACCAGGGAGGCCCGGGGTGAAAGCTCTCTTGTAAATCATCTCCGATTAGCTCGTTGACCGGCCTTCAGCAGGAGGTGAAACTGTGCGTCCCTTTGCGCCCCTGGCGACAATAACTAGTTTTCTGCAATCTTACCTCAGTGTCCACACTGTTTTTACCCCTATTCTTGACACAACTCGCAAAAACAATCATAGCAAACTACGTTTCCTCGTTTTATGAGCGGTTCTACTTTCTGCCAGACATCCCCCGGCGCAATAAAATCATGCACATCCCGCCCACATACCTTGCAAAATGAAGGGACTAAACGAAACCGGCAGCGTAATAGTTTGTATGATACGCGCAGCCAATTCAACATTCCCATCCCTCCATTTTAATTTCTGCTCGCTTTGATCCCGTTTCTTGTAATAATTTTTTCGTTATCTATGACCGCTAAGAGGTCGTTTGTGTCCGCGTCCGAAACAACAATTTCTGATGTACCCGACCAACTCATCCTCATTTACTTCCAGTATGTCTCTGGTTTTATCTTTTTCCTCCACGGCTATCCCCCCCCTTCCTTAATTTTAGGCATTAAAAAACCGCCGATTTGGCGGTTGAAATATATTCTATAAATATTGTTCAATATTGCTAGTCAATTATATGGCACACCATTACAATACCTTTCCCTGAGATATTCACGTTCGTTATTCCGATAGTACATAGTTCATTGCAACGTTCCGTTTTCCCAGTAAAGAAATGTTCAATCCATTCGATTTCAGCTTCAACTGTTTCAGTCAAGTCTGCCTTAAGTCCAAACTTAGTATAAAATAAATCTTGGTAATTTTCTTCCGTTAATTTAACGTGTATATCCACGCTCCCCGTTTCCGCCATTAACCGGATGGTTAATACAGTCTGTTTTGGGACATTTTTTTAACGTCGCGCCCGCGGTGCCATTGAACGGTTATTTTTGGAACGTTCACAGAAGCTTACCCCCTTAACTATTTAGTGCTCTCTCCAACTCCAATTACGTTCTGCCCAATATCGTTCCATATCGTCGCGAAAATATGTTTTATTGCCGTCTGTTATACTATCAGGCCACCCCTCGTTGTCTTCAACTTGCCAGAAAGCTGCTCTCATCGCATTATCTAGACTTTCATATTTCGCTTTGCCAAACACTTGATTTCTAAAACATTTTAATATTACTGGTTTTTCTATGCTCTGTATTAATTGTTTGAAAGCATTCTTGGCAATCTCTTTATATCTATATTTCGGTTCGGCAAACCCATCCGTATACCCTCCATTTTCGTTGATTGTTCCAACTAATTCATAGTGCCCGTCTTCATGTTTTAAAATATCCCCAGCCTTAAACGTAGCATGTCCTGGGTCTGTTATTGGTTCAAATTCAAGGTATTTAATAACCTCGGAGATTTTGAACTCAAGATATTGAATAATCTCGGGATTAATGTTATCCATTATCCATCCACCCCCATTATCATCTAAAAAGAATTTCCATATACTTTTTATGGATTGCTTCGAACGCCCCTCTCCACTCTACTCCATGCCCCTTCCCATGTCCGACCGCAGCATAGGCCAATTCATGTGCCAAAACATCTATCATCCCCCGAAACGGAATATTAGTTGAAACATTAATCAATGGTGTCGAACCATCTTCGGGGAACCACGTTTCACCGCAATGACCGATTCTTATGAATAAAAATTTGAAATACCTTAACCGATCATCAAACTGTATGTCGGCACGCAAACCAGGGTACAATTCTTTAGTCGCCTGTATAACTGTATCAAAAGGATTGTTTAAATATTTTATTTTCTCCATAAAAAGTCATCTCCTTTTATCCTCTGCATAATCCTCCCCCTTATTCGACCGATACCGGTCACATTTCTTCAACCCGCCAATATATTCCGGAGGTATGCCGAAAGGGAATCTTATACATGCCGACAAACGAAGATACAAAGCACAAAAGAAACATTGTAAAGGATTTAGTTGTTTATTAGAATTGTTTGAGTTATGGTCTTTATTTATCATCTTTTCCCCCATGGCAACACAATGCATTAGCTTATAGTGTTATTATACCATTTGGAAGGAAAAGGAACTTATTGATTTTGAGTATGTTAGTTTATTGGTGTTTTGGTACTTTAAGAGGTCCCATATTTCACTTTTAATCTATCAATAAGCTCTTGCCCTTGATAGAGTTCGTCCGTAAGAAAGCACAAACAATTTGGGTGTCCCGGTGGCAAACTCTCCGGGGGATACACTCCTGGCCCCAATCCGTACAAATCTTGAGTGGCCCATTCATCACATATGTCAGACTCCGGATGGCTCCCAGATAAATTCCACCTTATACCTTTTACTATAGCGTTATTCTTCACCCCTAGTGCATGTGAAGTTCTATATGCTGTTTGGGTTTCTGTTCTTGCCAATCTAAGAGCATTGTATTTTATGCTTCCTCGTCCCGTCACGCTCGGTTTTATCGCCGTAGTCCAAGCTGGGCCCGGTTCCCTTAAGTATTTTTCTACTGCCCGGCTAAAGTCCACGGCCGACAATCCTTCGTTGATACACTGTTCAATCATGCTATGTAAATTCTGTCTTAAAACTCTATCCTGCTCCCAGATTCTATCACTCAGAGCATATCCATCAACCCATCTCTTTTGCCAAACTGCTTTTCGGATATGATTGGGTAACCCTGTACCAAACTGCACTCTTAGTAAAAAAGGTGCTGCCGGGTCGCTAGCTGCTTTAACCAACACTGCCCGGTCAACCCCTCTATATTCATCAATTGCTTGTTGGATAAAAACCCGTGCGGCTGCATCCTGGCTATCAATTGCCAAATCCGCACTCCGAATAAGGTTTTCATCTATCCATTTAGAACTATTTTCTGTAAACCAATTAACTATACTGTCAATTTCCCTGTTAATCTCATCTATATATTTTCTATCAAGAGTCCCATCTGACTTAGAATATTTGAAAACTAATTGTTGAATCTTTCTATCAAGTTCATCAGCGATCTTGTCAAAATCTCTTTCTAATTGTTTTTGGAGTTGAAGGTATTTGCCACGAAAGGCTTTTTGGATCCGTGCATAAAGTTGATTTTTATCGATGGCCATGGAATCACCTCTGCCCTGTCACTTGTTTTTCCAACTGGCTCTTCATTTCAGCGCAGTCATGAATGAAATGACCAAAGTAAATTAGAACCAGGCAAAACCCTAATTCTATTTCAATTGCGGCTGCATTCTCCAAAGCATATCTGCCGGTAGTGCGTTTTTTGCATCTATGAACACAGAGCCATTTTGATTTCTTGAAATCAATTAGAATTGTCATCTTTGCCACCATCGTCTTTACTGCCCTTGTCTCCCTGCTCCGTACCAGTCCCGCCACCCAACAAATCTTTTAACTCTTTATCTATCCTGTTCTCGTAAACATCCTGCCCTTGGCCAAACTCTTCCATCTCCTGCCGAATCTTCTCTTTTTCTTCGTCTGGGTCGGCCACTCCGCGTTCGTTTCTGATAGTATCTTTACTCTTCCATTGGTTTTTATCTTCTGTCTCGTGAATCATTGCTTCTTCCCGTCTATCTACCGGCATACTCTTACTAAACCTGGCTTCGGTGTACATGTCGGTATAATCTTCTTTCGTTAGCTTTTTATAATAAGCAAGGATAATTCTGTTGATTTGCTGCAATCCATCCGCGGCCAACGTCGCTTTCTCGTTACATTTCTCGTCTAGCGGTTGGTAATGAATCCTTAATGCTAAGCTGGAAGCTGCGCCTGCCCCATCCGCTTGGCTAAGCGCAATTTGTGGAATACGTCCATTCGCGCTGATCTCCTGGCGAATAGTTTTAATAATACTAATTAATTGGGAGCTATCGCCGGCCTCAATATTATAAACCTTGGCGTTTAGGTCTGGAATGCTCATCACGCTTCCCGGCCCGGTGTATTGTTGATTGTCCCGCACTTCCTCTGGTGTTAACGGAGTAGCTTCATGTCCAGTTATGATTACCCTTTGGAACGCTTGGAAATCCCCGTTGTACATCAGGTCAGTTAATGATTTATTTATAGCATCCTGTAAGGTTATTATATCTTCAATATCAGACCGGCCCCAAGGAGTGTCATCTTCATTGTTTTTAATATGCACAATTGGAATCATTCCAATTTCATTAGGCTTATCCGGCCCTATCTGTTCCCACTCTTTCCCGCTGCCCTCAGATTTATATTCTCTAACAACATCATCCCAAAACACTTGAGCGTATTTGTAAACTTGCCCGTTTTCGTCAAACCTATCAAAGACAATCGCTATATAATCGTATTCCTCATAATCGTCATCTTTAAATTTAGGATAAACGATATCCGGACGTAATACTTTTAGTTTAATCCTGTCTTCCGGGTACTTAGTTTCTTTGCTTTTGTCGTTTTTCTCATCGACATCTACATAACACTTAACAAAGACATCACCTTTCTTGCCTTGTACCCGGATTAATTTTACTATATTTTTCTTAAGAAAGTGATTGTTCCGATAAACATTATAAAGCAATCGTTCTGCCTGCTCTTCGCGTTTTCTTATTTCTTTCAGTTCTTCTTTTGAGAGTCCAAAGGTATCAGGGACAACTTCAATCCCTATCGGTTGGCCACACAGATACCCCACAGCTTTATCTACTACGGTCTTGCAATAATTGGAGATAACTTTAAAATCAGTTTCTAATGCTTCTTTCAATTTGGGCGGAAGGTGTACTTCATGTTCACCGTCATAATAATCTTCATACACTTGATAGTTTTCTATTCTAACTTTGTTGTCTTGATTCCAAATCCACTCCCTAAGGGTTTTGGCTATAAGCTTGTTTGCTTCAAGCTCTGGATTTTTAAACACTTTAAAACACCTTCTTTTAAAATAAAAGATTATAAACTATTTTTTGTTGATTCACTCTTTTAGCCCACTATTAACTAATTAACTCAATATATTGGTTAAGGAAGCCAAAGGAAATATTGTTGTATATACATCATACAAATGGCCGGGAGACAATTCTGTTGCTTGGTGGATCCCACATTGCCAACACCAGAGCATCTGCTCTATCAGGAGACTTAACGCCGCGTTTCTTCATTTCCTCTTTACGTTCCAGCACAATCTTGCCATCTGAATTAACCCGGTATTTTCTATTAGCCAGCTGCGCTATTTGTTCCTGATCGTTCCATAATTCGATTTCATTAGTCATTGATTCTTTTCTGATTCTAAGTTGTTCTCGAATTGTTCCCCACATTAATCCCGTGGAGTTCTCAAACTCAACCGGGTCGCCTTCTTTGAGTTTTCCGCCCCGGCCTCCAAAGTGGCCTTCATAAGCATAAACATTCCGCCAACGTTTTTGGCGAATTACTTCACAGAACCTATCGTATACCCCAACACCCAGTCCATCGCAGTCTATCTTTACATGTATTCGCTGAGCTAAGTTAATACATCGTTCTACTTTTTGAGTTAGTCTGCCAGTTAGTTGCATGGTGTCGTTGTGATTGTATATCTCTGATGGCATCTGTTTCCTTTTATTGATTACCGCAGCTATAACAGATTCATCATCGCCAAATCGCGCTACGTCTACACCAATATCTAAACGGTGGACTTTGGGGCTGAAAGCTTCTAGGGTGATAGTTTTTTTACTGATGGCTTTTTCCACCCAGTCCAGCGGAATGAAACTATCTGGCTCTGATTTAGGAAAATCGCCTGCTACCCGGATCCGGAAAACGTCGCTGTCTTCCCCGAACATGTCGATGATAGTCTGAATGAACACTTTGCTTACTCGGGAAGAATCGCGCCCATCTACTTTGAAAGTATTAAATATTGCTCTATTTTTATTAAATGCATCAAAAAAGAACCCGGAGATTCTTGTCGGGTTCCCACACATTAAAAGCTTGCTATTATGAGAGGTTAAAGCGCCAAGTACCGGCTGGTAAATCTCATCCTTAACCCCCGAAGCTTCGTCAATCACATACAAAATATGGTCAGCATGGAAGCCCTGGAGTGCATCTGGGGTGCTGGCCGTCCTGGCCACCGCGAACCATTCTTCCGGATGGGCTTTGTGTTTGAATGATTCAGCAGTCCATTGAAAAAGATGTTGGTCTGCTGCTTGCCGGTTCCATTTGCTGACCTCTGCCCAGAGGATATCTTTTAGCTGGTGCTGGGTTGGGGCGGTGCAAGGTATCTTCGGAAAAGGCCGGCTATACATATACCATTTAATTGCCCAAGCTTCTAAGGCAGATTTACCGATCCCATGGCCGGAACGGACCGCTGTTTTCATGTTATTCTGAACAGAAAGAAGGATATCTCCCTGGATGTCGTCTGGAGTAACACCGATGACTTCTTTGACGTAATCTATGATGTTGTCTGCGTAATAGATGATTACTTCGGGTTTAAGTAAGATTGGTTCTATTGTAATGTTGGCCATAGGTTATTCACCCACCTTCGCTACCACTATCGCCATCATTGCCTTTTTGACTGCCTTTGTTATTTTGCAATCGTTCTTTCCAAACTTCTTGTACTCGGCGGGAGTGTTCGGTGATAGTTTCTTTGTCCGTACTTTCTGTATCTTTGATATCTTTCATTATTTTGCGAATTCCATCAATCAGTTTTTCAGTGGCATAGGCTTTGGTGATTTCATCTACTTTTAATGTTTTTACCGTCGGTCCTTCTTTGGTTCCTACTATCATTTCTTTCTCAACTGGTTCCAGGAGCCTCAGTAACTTAAATCGAAGTATCCGAATTTCTTGACTCATGTTGGAATCATCGGATATAGCGTCAAAAACCATCTGTTCTTCTTTGGATAAACGGTCGCGAATTATTGTTTCGTAAGCGCCGTGGGTCCGGGCGTTCTTGTTGCCTTTCACCCCTGGAGAACAGCCCCCGTGAAGCTTGCACCTTCCAGTCCCCGGATGGGTCGTTCCCCAGCCGGCTGGTCGGCGGCAAGGCTGGCCAGTCTGCTTCGCCTTGGCACCGCAAAATTTTCTTTCCTTGTTTTCCTTGTTTTCCTTATCATGAGGTGATTTTTCTTTTTTTTGTAATGTTGCAATATTCTTTTTTTGTTTCGTTTTCTCCCAGTCCTCCCGACTCTTTCGACTTCTCACAGTCCCAGGCGCAATGTTATGTTTTTCGGCAAGCTCTTTGAGTGTTGCCGCAGTATTTTCAAATTCTTCTCTTATCTTATTCCAATCATACTTAGATTTTCTAGCCACACCACCACCTTCTTTGCCTTAAACTATGTGAACTGTCAAAAACGCATAACAAAAAACCGCCCCTGCAAAATGCAAAGACGGTTTTATATTCTCCATCCCTATTTAGGGTTACAAAGTGCTACTTTAATTTTATATCGTGTTTTAAATTATGTCAAGTCTAATAGTCCGGATATCTACTTCTATAAACCGGCTTCTTTTTTCGCTGACGACTCCTATTCCCCCCTCCCCCTTTCT